ACAACAGATAGATATGATATCACTAAGACTAGAGGTGCAGTCAAAACAAAGAATGAGACCTTCTATAAAAGAAGCGACCAATTCAACTTTACTAAATTGGCAAAGGAGTTTAGTGAAGATGAGTTACCTAAGTTTTTAATTGCTAATCATGTTGATGGTAATAGATGGGGTGGAGCATTCATATATGAAGAGGCACTTCAGGTTTATAATAAATGGAAAGGTCGTCTACAGAGTTTAACACAAAATTTTAGAGATGACCTGGAACAGATTTGCTCAGAACTTGCTTATGAAGAAGTAAACAAGTTTGACAAATGCTTTGTAGTAAAGGATGAACAACATCCATTGTTGCTACAAATGTACAGTCGTGGAGATGTAAAAATCGAAACGATGTTAATACTAGACGCTATTAACAACTATCTGTCATATTGGGACAAGACACTGAAAGATGATTTCTTTTGGAAAGAAGAACGGCGAAAGTTAATTAAATACCGACCTTTTCTTGATTTTGATGTTGACAAATACAAGGTAATAATGTATAGTAGAACACAGAAATATGACGAAACTAACGTGTAAGTCATATAAATAGTCTTATACATTATGAAACATATGTGGATAAGATAAACTTATACAACGCAATATAACGTACATACGAGGTAAATACAAATGACAAATTTTGCACAACTTAAAAAGTCTAACGACAATCTTTCACGCCTACTTAACGAAGTAGAAAAAGTAAACACCCCACAACAATCCAACAACAGCAACAACGATGACCGCTTCTGGCGTCCAGAGTTAGATAAGTCTGGTAATGGTTTTGCTGTTATTCGTTTTCTTCCAGAGAGCGAAGGTGAAGAACTTCCTTGGGTTCGTATCTTTAATCATGGGTTTCAAGGTCCTACTGGTAAGTGGTATATTGAGAACTCTTTGACAACGCTTAATGAAAAAGACCCTGTTGCAGAGTACAACTCTGTTCTATGGAACTCTGGTACAGAAGCAAACAAAGATATCGCACGAAAGCAAAAGCGTAGACTTTCTTACATTGCCAATGTTCTCATTGTTTCTGATCCGAAGCATCCTGAGAATGAAGGTCAAGTCAAACTGTTTAAGTTTGGTAAGAAAATCTTTGATAAGATTATGGATGTGATGAAACCTCAGTTCGAAGATGAGAGTCCTATTAACCCATTTGATCCTTGGGCAGGAACTAACTTCAAACTGAAAATTCGTAAAGTAGAAGGTTTTACCAACTACGATAAATCTGAATTCGATAGTGTATCACCACTCTTTGAGGGTGACGATGCTAAAATCGAAGCATTGTGGAAAACACAATATAAACTGCAAGACTTTCTTGCACCTTCTAACTTCAAGTCATATGAAGAACTGAAGGCAAAACTTGATTTGGTATTGAATGCTAATGCAGATGTACCAAGTTATACTCCTTCTGCACCTGTTAGACAACAGACCGCAGAGGAGACAGTGCCTTGGGTAGCAGAAGAGAAATCTACTACACCAACGCCAGCAATGTCAGCACCAGTACAAGAAGATGAAGATGATGAAGCAATGTCATACTTCTCCAAACTTGCCGCTGATGACTAAGAAAACTATAGGAGAAGGTGGAAGTTATTCCTTTGTGTGATATGCGCCTTATACTAGTTTGGTCTACATGCGCTTGCTGTAGGTATCACACAGAAAAATAACAGTATATAAATAATGTAAACTTAAAAAGAGGACCTTGTGTCCTCTTTTTTTTATAAATAGTCATAACAACTTGAGTTGAAACTTTCCCTTACAACATGATATATGATACAACACCGAAAGAGGGGTATCATCATTATGTTAGCAGAATTAGCATTAGCATCTGCGGCGTTCAATACTGTAAAAGAATTCATAAGCAACGGAAAAGAACTGTACGATTGTGGTGAGCAACTGGTCGGTTATTTTGATGCAAAAAATTCTTTACAGAAAAAAGTAAATAACGCAGGCGGAAACAAATCTGACTTAGAAGAGTTTATGGCACTTGAAAAACTCAAGGCACAAGAAGATGAACTCCGAGAGATGATGATTTATACAGGTCGTGCTGGCATGTGGCAAGACTGGTTACAATTTCAAAAGCAAGCGGCAGAGAAAAGACGCGAAGCGGAAATCGCCGCAAGAAAAGCGGCAATAGAAAGACATGAAAATATAATGGAGTGGATTCAACTTACCGCGGCATTAACCGCAGGTACGGCAGTATGTTCGCTTCTAGTGTGGTTGTTCTATACCTTTGCGTATCTACCTAAGTACGGTTAATCAACCACACATTACCGATACGACATTCATGCGTAATGCGAATGGTAAGATTGCTACTGCGAGTAGGAATTGCGTAGCAACTATGATAAGCATTGTTCTATTCAATTGAGTACTTCTTTAACTTGTGTATCAATAGAGTACGACCGATACCTAGACGTTTTGCCGCGTGTGATTTGTTATTGTTCGAAATCGCCATCGCATCGACTATTCTTCTCTTCTCTAATTCTTCTAACTCTGTAGATAGTTTAGTCTCTGATGTTGCCCACATCTCTGCTAGATTTTTGAGTTCTGTGTACCATACGTCTTGCTCTTCTGCGTAACTTGCTGTTTGTCTCATGTTGATGATGATCCTATTGGTTTACATTGCCATTCTACTGTCTGGAAAGGTCCATCAGGTGGAATCTCAGTATACTCATTTAATGCAATTTCGCATTGTTTCTGTGTATCAAACCATTGTACGTCTTGTGATACGCATTGCATCATTTGTGTGTCTAGACATGCAGTGAGCATTATGTGCCATATTGTATTCATTGCTTTTCTTCTTTCACTATTGGTTTAACTGCAGTCTCACATTGTCCGCAACAGTCAGAAGTTCCGCAATTTTGATGCAATTCTGTTATCTCTTTCTTGCTCTCTGTCTTCACTTGTTGATTGTTCATTGCTGTCATTTTCTTTTCTTTCTCTGTCATATAACCATTTATTCTTCATTTTAAAATTATGAATTCTCATCTTAATGTCATGAACGACTTTATCTCTATTATCTATGCTCATTTGTATACCGTCACTTTGCTAGGATCAACAGTCACTATCTTACATATTGCACTATAATCACGCTGTCTATTCATGCGATTTGCAAAATATAAACATCTGTCTATATCGTAGAAGTACATAGGTTGCGTTCTTTGTTCGCTTCCTTGAAGCATTACGACTAGCATGAATACATGTAACATTTCTTTTGCTTTCTCTCTGTCACATGTGCATAATATTTGCTTTAAGTATTTATGTTAAAACTAATTTGATTTTAATGTCAAGATGTTGACACCCAAATTATAAATAACTGAGTAAGACCTCAACCAATAAAGGAAACAAACAATGCAAAGAATAATAACATCTGTTGTTATTGCATTTGTTATGATTTCGTTTAGTTCTATGTCTTTCAGTGCTGATCCTATTGTCACTGATAGTACGTCTAGAAGTGATGTGAATAGCAATAGCAATTCAAAGACCACTGTGAAATCTCCACCACCTAGTGCTATTTCGCCTTCAATTAATAACTCTAATAGTGATGTATGTACAATTGCTTTTAGCGGAGCAGTACAAACACAAGTATTAGGTTTCTCAGGCGGTTCAGCAGTCAGAGATATGAACTGTGAACGTCTTAAACTATCAAAAGTCCTCTATGATATGGGTATGAAAGTAGCGGCAGTCTCTAACATGTGTCAAGATGAGCGTGTCTTTGATGCTATGGAGATGGCAGGTACACCTTGTCCGTTTATGGGTAAAATCGGCGATGAAGCAAAACAACTATGGGAAACATATCCTGAGTTGAGACCTGAAAGCGTAAAAAAAGAGGAACAACGCAATGATACAATTAAAGGTGCCGCTATGGGCGCTGGTTCTGTTCTATTGCTTCTACTCTTACTCTAGTATAGCAGAGGAGTTCATCGAACCTGGTTCTGAGGGTACAACTCAGTATCAGATATTTGATGATAGCAATGCTCTTGTAGATTTACCTGTTCCGTTCACTATGAATGGTCAAGTATTCACTAATAGCGCATTCATGTCTAATGGTGCTATTGTCATGTACGGTCCTAACATTAACACGAATGCACCTTTTCAGCATTTTTGTTGTAATGGACAAGACGTTGCATCAATGGCGGCGAATGGAACTCTTCCTGGACAACCATTCTTTAACTATACTATCGCGGCATTATGGACAGACTTGATTGACTTGAATGTAGATGTGACTGGTGATGGTATACCTGATAGTGGATTCTTCACTAAAGAACTTGATACAGACAATGATGGTGATATCGATACACTACGTTATTATTGGCGTTATATCGCAGAGTTTCATGATGCAAACAATCTCAATACATTTGGTGTAGAGATGAACTTTGACAGCGGTGCTATTGAGATACATCACTTTGATATTAACATTGTCAATCATGCTGTTACTGTAGGTATATTTGGTGACACTACTAACAATGAGATAGAGCAGTTTAAATTTGAACCTAACGGATACAATAGCAAGGGTGAAGTAATATACACTTTCAATCTAGATGCTATGTGCGCCGCTAATCCTCTTTATAGCAGTCTGTGTACTGGTTATGCTGAAGCACTAGCAGAGATAGTATTTGCACAGAACTGCGCCGTAGACGCTTTATATGACCCATCATGTCCTGGTTACGAACAACTTTACTACGAAACTTTTGTAGAACCTCAGCAAGAAGAATTGGCACAATTTGAGGAGCAACCTGTTGTTGAAAATGTAATTGAGTTTGATGAAGTTTCTACTACTGGTGATGCTATCATTGATAACTTAATAAGCAATGAGTTGAACACTACTGAATTTGGTGGATTCTCTGTTATCGATATTTTTGAACCTGCGATACCAGAAGTAGAATTTGTTATAGAAGAACCAACTAGTCAGGAGATAGAGATTGCAGAGGTACAGTCATTTGAAGAAAGTCTTGAAGTATCTGAAGAGGTTGTTGAAGAAGTTGCTGAAACTATTGAAGAGATGCCTGAGCAAGAAGAGCGAGAAGAGGAAGTTGCGTCAACTGATGAGCAACCAGAAGAAGAGACTACAGATGAGGTTGCAGAAGATACAGAACCTGCTGAAGAAGAGCAAGTAGCAGATACAGAACCAGAAGCAACTGAAGATGAACCTGAAGAAGAAGTTGCACAAGAAGAAAAGAAAGAAGATAAAAAAGAAAGTAAGAAAAAGAAACTACGCAAAATCATTGCAAAGAAAGCGGCAGATAATGCGTTGAAGATTGCGAATGCAGTATCACTTGAAGAACAGCAAGCGGCGCAAGGACTTGCTATAGCACTAATGAACTTCAATCAAGGATTTGGTGCATATCAAGCATCGATGCCTGACGGTGTTAGACTTGAAAGTGCGTTGCCTAATGAGTATACTAAATCACCGAAAGAAAATCAGCGAGGATTACGCAATGGACTCGCACAACAAATTCTGCACGACAAGATGGTCGATATGCAGTATCAATAAAGGAGAGAGAAATGGCAGAAATAGAAGTTGCAGGAGCAAAAATATCTGGTGGTAAGATGTTACTCATACTACCATTGCTTAGTGCATTGGGTGGTGGTCTATGGGCAGGATTTGAATTCTACAAAGACTACATGAATATGAAAGAGCAAATACAAGAATATGTTGCACCTGACTTATCAGGTCTACAAGAACAATTATCTGTGCTTGATGCTAATATGATTAAACTACAAGAGAGTGTCACCGAAGCAAGAGATTACACTAGAGATATAAAGATAGATTTAAAGAGTGATATTGAACGTATCGAACAGATAGTTGACAAGACTGAACAAAGAGTGAAAGACAGCGAATACGAAGTTCGCATACAGTTGACAGACCAGACTAAAGAAGTGCGAGAACTCGTAGACCTTGCCGACCAGAGGTTTGATAACAAACGTGATAAAGTCTCTAGTGATGTAGATAGGCAATTGAATGAACTAGAAGAAAGATTGAAAAAGATGGTACAACGTGCTTTAGATAATCCTTTGGCGAATTAATATACTAAGTCTTCCTGCCATGCTTTCTGTTGTTGATTTCTAGGTGAAATATTTGTATTACTGCTTGAGTTCATTGTTGTTGGTGCCGCCACGGTTGTAACAGTATTAATTACTGGTTGTTGCGCTGGCGGCACTACTGCACTAGATACGTCTGCAGTTGGTGCCGCTTGAACTACTGGTGCTAGTCCTAAGGATTCTCTCAGTAATGTGATGTTCTTTGCCGCTTCATCAAACTTAATATCGCTAGATGCAAGACCTTTAATTTGTGTTCCAGATGATATCCATCCTTCCCCAACAGTACCGCCGTTGATAGCAGTCTCAATTGCAGGAATAGATTTCAATAAATCTTCTGCCATTTCTGAGATACCTAATTTAGTACCTTGAAAGTTTAGACCTGAGATTTTACTTAGTGCGCCAGCAATTCTATCAAGTGCATTAGCACCTTTTTCTAACTTATCTGCTTTATTCGCAATATTCATCATCTCTTCAATAGGACTCTCTTTACCAGACAAGAAGTTCAGAATACCACTTGCCGCACCTGCGAGAGAAGAAACAAAGGTACTACCGGAGAACTTTAGTAGTCCTGCAGAGATAGTACCCATAACAGAAGAGAATTCATCTGCTTTTTTCTGGTCGTATCCTTCAGCAGTAATAGATAATAAGTTCTTAACATTATCTTTGATGCGTTGTGTCCAATCGTCAGACGATATAAACTGTGCAACTGCCGTCGCCGCTTGCCCAGCACCAAACGCGGCAAGACCGAATCCAATGCCCCCCATCGCAAGAGCGAATACTGCCGCTTCACCAATAAATGCTTTAGCACCACCTAGAGCATCAGATATAGAAAGAAGAACTATAACATGGTCTTTAATTTTTTGTGACCAATCACCTGCCATCCAGTCCGCTAATGTTAAAGTAGCACCCGCAACTGCCATACCAATACCGATAGCGGCAAGACCAGCACCAACACCTCCCATTGCAAGAGCAAAGGCACCTGATGCTTTTAACATATCCCAGTTACCACCAAGTTCATCTTTGATTGATAGTAATGTAACTACATGGTCTTTAATTTTTTGTGACCAGTTGTCTCCACCTGCCCAATCGGAAAAACCTAATCCTGCACCACCAACAAAGGCACCAGCACCAAACGCGGCAAGACCTAATCCAACACCTGTCATTGCGAGTGTAAATGCAAACCCATCTTTTAGCATTTCAAGATTGCCACCAAGTTGGTCTTTAATAGAGAGTAGAGTTATAACGTGGTCTACGATTGCTTGAGACCAGTTTCCTCCTCCTGACCAATCTGCAAGTGCCATACCACCTCCAGCAACAGCGGCACCAATACCAAATGCTCCAAGAGCAAGACCTATACCACCAAGAACTAGTGCAAGTGTTCCACCTTCAGCAAGAAGTTTTAGCATACTACCATCTGCCACTTCATCTTTAAGTGAGAGAAGTGTCTTTACTTTTTGTTTTAGTGCTTCTGCATCAAAGTCAAGCAATCCTGAGAATGTTGCAAGTAATGCGCCAATACCACCAACAAGAGCGGCACCCAAGAGCATTCCTTTGCCTGACATACCACTCTTCACAGGTTTAATTGCTTGTTGGTCTGGTGTTACATTCTGTCCACTAATGTCTGCTTCTCGCTCACGTTCTTTTTGTTGCACTCTCTCAAATGCATTGGCAGGAGCAAGTGCATCTTTAATTGCAATTAACTCCGCAAGCATTAGAGAAGATGTTGACACCAAATCTTCCATATTAACAGATAAACTATCTAGGAAAACAATCTGTTGCCCGCCCGTAGACTGAACTTCTATTTTTAGATGTTCAATTGCTTCCGCTAGTGATGCTATATCTGCCATTTAAGTGTTTCCCTATTTCTTCTTGTCTGCGTAAGCATTCGCGCCAAAGTAAGCGGCAACAATTGCTGAAGTGGCAACGAAGTAAGTCGGAGCAATATCTCCGATAATATTCGCCGCTGTATCATAACCTAACATTGCTGTAATCAAAATCGCCCCTGGATAGTTGAATATACCCAACAAAGCGAACCATGTCATATATCTCATTGCATCTCTTCTCGCATCCGCATCTTCAAGTTCTTTACGTTTGAACTCAAGATACATTTTTTGCTCATCTGTGGTTACTACCCCATCACCATTGGTGTCTGCTGGATGGAAACCTGCTTCTTTAATATCTTCTCCCATTTTTTATCCCTTTTGTCGTTCTTTTTCCTCTTCAATGTATTGCATTAGAAGAGTGACGTAAATTTCCCTCTCCCATGGCATCATATTTTCTAACTCTGTTAAAGAGTATTTATGATGTTGCATAAGAGCAAAGTTAGTTTTTAATAAACCAAACAAATCTTCATGCGAGAGGACTATGCTAAAAAATTTTGAAGTCCACTTAATTCTCTTTCACAGTGCGTTCCACAAGCAGAACATTCATACTCTAATTTTCCAGACATTCTTGGCATATCTGCAAAGAATTCTTTAATGAGTTCAAATTGTTGTTGTGTTAAATTTTCAATAAACTCTTGTAACTCACTTCTTGATGTTGTACTCATGTCAATGAGTTCTCCGTTATATTCAATACTTTCAATACAACTTGCAAGAAACTTGAAGTTATCATCAAGACTGTTCAGGTCTTTTAAAACCCCTAAGTCAACTAGAGTTGGATATCTCATATTAACATATAAACTAGATGTTAACTCAATAGTCTTAGACTTGATTTTTGTTTCATCAATTTTTAAATGTCTCAAGTCAATTTTTGTTTGGGTAGTTCCTTTACATTCATCACTAGTACATGCCACAGAAAATTCAGCAATCTCTCCTACTGACTTTTCTCTTAGACGTAAGAAAATGTTTTCAACTTCAAATACAGGAAGTTTAGATATATCAACAGAACCAAACGTACAGTTCTGTAAGATTTGAGTGATTCCATTCATAACTGCATCTGGTGTTCCATCTTCTGCAGACATTAACAAAATCTTTTGCTCTTTGACCAAAAATGGTCTGTATTTAATAGTCTCGCCTGATGATACTAATTTCAAATCATAGGTTGGAGTATCAATTATTGGTAGTGCCATATTATTTTCTCCTCATTATATGGTTATTATGGTCCTGGTGGATATGATGGTGCTGGTGCTGGTGCTAGTGTTCCTGTTGCAGGATTGTACTTAACAATATCCGATTCCGGTGTTGTTGATGTTACATTGCCAACTCCCATCAGTGTGCTTGTGTTTGTCCATTTTCTATATTGAAACTGAACTTGAAGTCTAGGTACTTCACCGCTACCAGCGGACATTTGAATTTCCGCTACACTTTTTGGGTAACATTCTTGTAGTGTACACTGATATCTAGATACGATGATACTATTTTGTAATGTTCCTATATCAGGAAGAACTCCAAAAGTGCCAAAACGTCCTTCGCGCATATCTAATCCTAGAATGTGTACATTCGTCACATATTCATTATAATAATTTAAATGAGATGAGTCCTCATTAAAAATCATTCCTTGCCAAATTTCAAAGAAATCTTTAATCTGATAACCAGCATCCATATAGAAAGACATATTAACAGGAGCATAACTGCGACCGTAAGGAATTTCTCTCCCTGGACCATACTGCTTGTTTATCTTACTATCGATATTCAATCCTGGTAGTGCCGTGGATTCACAAAACAAAGATGCTAGATACTGACCGTCTGCCTTAACAAAGTTGTTTATTAAACCACCAAACGCATCGTTTGCACCTCTACCTCCAGTTCTAAACAGAGACCCAAATGGATCAGGTCTACCATAATTGTTTGCTGATGGTCCTCTGGGCATGTCAATAATGACAAGATATTTATTTGCTCTTGCGAAATTTCTAATTTTAGCATTCGCTATGAATTCTGTTAATGACATTATCGTTGCCTCATTTTTCTATTGCTGTCTAAGTAAACCTTTTGCTTAGATGCCTTTTTAAATTGTTCGGTTGGTAATACTGCGGCAGTTACCCAATCATCTGGTTGAATGAAAAGAAGTCTCCCTTTAATTAATCCTCTTCTATATCTTTTAACTGCCGGTCTAACTTCTCTAAATCTAGCAAAATTACTTAGAACATTCCAGTTTGCTCGGATTCTCGTTGCTATATCTGTATCGCCAATTTTAAATGGCATTAGTTTTTCTAAAAGAATTAATCTTTGTACTGGATGTAAATAATGAAAATTCAATGCTGTCACTAAATTACTCTCAATGTTGAATGGTAATATTAGTGGAAACATATCGTAGTATGGTAAAGTATCTCTACCTGCTGGATTTGAATAGTTGATTAAATACATTCTTCCAGGTAACATGCGATTAGTCATGTTTTCTGCATATTCACGTTGAAATCTAGGTCCAGGATACTGAGTACCAACCAAGTCTCTAACTTGTTGTTGATACCATGTAAAGGATTTCGATGCATCTCCACGTGCGTTTCGAATTTGTTCTAATATTCTAGTTTCTTCTGCCATAATAGTATTTATGCTACTTTAAATGGTCCTCTGTAAGAATTATAAATTCCCAGTGTCTATCTTTAGCATACTCAGATGCCGCTTTCCATTTTGCAGAGTTTATACCCCATGCCTTAACTTCACCGAACCACGATTTAGATTTTCTAGTTGGGGATTTTTCTGGTGGTTTTGTATACTTTTTAGGTTTAACTTCTACAAGATATGATTTGAGTATGCCCTCTTTAGTTCGAACCTGTATATAGAAGTCAACAAAGTATCTGTGTCTTTTATTATCTAAAGGAGATATGTAAGGTATAACAGTTTCTTCACTTCCCCATTTTATAACATCACTGTTCATATCACACCATACCATAAATTTTCTTTCCCAAAGAGAACGATAAATAATATTGGTTGGATTACCTTGATATTTCTTAGGATTTAGTGGAGAATATCTTCCTTTGTATGCCATCTGTATAACTCATATAAATAATACTGCAATAACTATTTATAGAGGGACGCAATGGCACTAAATACACTTTCAAAACTAGTGGGGGATATAGTAGGTGGACACGGTTTAGTGTCTAGCAGACAAGAACCACGCAAAACAGGTAGAACTTACGGAACCCGTGGACTGACTTATCCTATTGATATGGGTATTGACGCACCTGCGGAGTTGGACAATCACGTTATCTTTGATATATACATTGATGATACCACATCATTCGCAATGAAAAAACAAACAACCGAAGGTGAACCTAGAGCATTTCAAGGTCATACTGCAATTGCTTCTCAGAAAATTAGAAATGGTTTGACAAATACAGGGAATGATATTAAGGGTGCTTTGAATAAGGGTGTTGGACTATTAGGTGGTGGTACCGCTGGAAAAGTTGCTGGTGCTGTTGTTGAATCCACAAGTAATTTTACAGGCGCAGTGTTTGCTGGCGCAAGAAACATGAAGAAGTTAAATAGTTCTATTGCTCTTGCTGTTCCTAACACTTTTGTTTCTACATCTAGCGCACAATGGGCAGATGCTAAGATTGGCGCAATGGGTGGTGGTATAGCAAGATTGATGGAAGGTGGTATCAGTGGAATTAAAGAGAAAGCACAAGCATCATCTGCTGGAGATTTAACACAAGTTGGTGGTGAAGTCGCAAGACTTGCATTAGAAACTGCCGCTAAGTTACCTGATGCATTTGGTATGAACTTACAAAACATATTAGAAGTATCTACAAGAAGAGTTTCAAATCCTCACGTTGAACAAAGATTTGATAGCATGAACTTTAGAACATTTCAGTTTGTGTATGAATTTGCGGCAAGGTCTCAAGCAGAAGCGCAGGCAATTGATAATATTATTAAAACATTTAGATTTCACATGCATCCAGAATTAATTGAGAGTGGATTATATTTTCAATATCCGTCTTTATTCGATATTAGTGTTATGTTCAAAGAAAATGACAACCCATACATGCATAAGATATCTACTTGTGTTCTGACAGACTTTACAACTAACTATACATCTTCTGGTGTCTTTTCGACAAACCGCGATGGACAACCTACTGAGATACAAATTACAATGGCGTTCAAAGAAATTGAACCTTTACATAAACAAAGAATTGCAGAGGGTTATTAATGTCATATTTTTCAAAATATCCAGAAATAATTTATGATTTAACAAAACCAAATTCAACGGTTGATAATTTATTCATAGCAAAAGATATTATTCGAAGAGTAAAACTTAAAGAAAACTTATCGACAAATGTTTTCTCATATGATGAGTATGACATTCAAGAGGGTGAGCGACCAGATATATTAGCACATCAATTCTTTAATGATTCCGAACTTGCATGGATAATTTTATTGACTAATGAGATACATGATGTGTTAGAAGATTGGCCGCGCACAGAAAATGAATTGCGAAAAATGATTGCTAAGAAGTATGGTGGTAGTGGTCCTTATGCGTTATATGGAACAGGCACTTCTGGTATGCATCTTGGTGAAGGTTATTGGTATCCTATATTTTTAAACGAAGCGGATGCGAAAAGTTATAACAGATATAAACAAAATGGAGAAGGCATTGCACACACTCATACGTTTGCTGAGTTTCCTAATCAGACATTTTATATGCCAGGTAACTATGGACAAGGTCATGCACAATCTTCATATGATGGTAATACATATAAACTCTGGACTATTAATTCAGGTCCTAATGGAATTCATCATTATGAAAGACCACAGTCTTCAGGTGACCCAACAAAGATGGTAAGAACCACTAGTCAATTCTACACACAAACCACAGGAATTGGAGTTGTACAACAATTCAGTTCAGTTGCCATTACTAACACAGTTTATGAACAACAAGAGAACGAAAAGAAAAGAAGAATACGAATTCTGCGACCTACTCTTGTACAAGAATTCATTGAAGAATTTACTAATTTGATAGGAGACTAGCATGGCGGCGCCTGTAAAAGGTGGTGGAGAAGTACTATTTTCCTCCATGAAACTATATCACAATAGAGTTAAGAACATCAAAACTGCGAAGAGTTCTGACCAGTTTATGGATTTACTCTCAGTATATACTGCTCTCAATATCTATGAAAGTATCAAGTCTCCATTTCAGACTGCAGAACTAAGTATCACAGACAGCAATGATATGATTGCTGACTATCCAATTCTAGGTGGTGAAATTGTCAATATCGTTTACAATGTATCAGGTGGAGTTGAAGATACAAAGATATCAAAGTGGTTTAGAGTTGCTAATATTCAAGGACCCATAATTCAAGAAAGAAAACAATATTTTACTTTAAGTCTTATTACCGAAGAAGGTTATAACAACATTCATACAAGTATAAGTCAAGCATTTACTGGCGCGCCGCATGATATTGTTCGCGATATATTTAAAAATTACATCTTTTCTAGTGATACAAAAGAGGGTATATTTTTTGATATGTCTATAGGGTCTTTAAAATTTGTTTCTCCAAGATGGAGACCAGCAAAAGCAATTCAATGGGTAACTGGAAAAGCAATTGATCCTGATACAGACATGCCCGGATTCTTTTTCTTTCAATCTATGCATGGATTTAAATTTTTATCAACATCAACATTATTCAGCGATACAAAAAATGTGGTTATAACAGATTTGATGGAAGAAATTCCGGTAGATAGAAAGAATGGCGCAATAAAGAATGGATATTTATATAAAGTTCCTGGTGTTCCTACATATGGTGCAGATGGTAAACCTCTAAGTGGAATGGTTGCATCTGAAAGCGCACAGAATGTTGATGACTTTAGAATTGATGAGAAGTCTAATTATCTTTCCGATATTCAAAACGGAAATTTATCATCCAAACACATCATACATGATACTTTTCATAAATCTTATCAAGTTCAGACATATAACTATTTTAATTCATATGATAAATCATCAAAGAAGTTTGCATCAAAAATGAAAAGATTATCCCCTAATTCAAAATATGTAGATTGGGGATCAGAGATTAATCCTGATGTTAAAGTTTATATGAGTCCTAAATCGAGTAGAATACATGCTGAAAAGAAAGATGAAGTTGGATACAGAGATTTATTTGCAAATGATTATCTTTTAGGAAGAACTGTTATTGCAAAACAATTGCAAGATGAGGTCCTTAGTTCTTTTCAAGTTCCTGGACATCCAGTTATAACAGTGGGTAGATTAGCATACTTTAATTTTCCATCAGTAAAAAAAGTTGATACACCAAGTAAAGTTTATCAACCGAAGTATAGTGGTATGTATTTAGTTAGAGATGCTATTCATATTTTTAAACCTGTTGGTAACTCAACAGCATCATATAAGTGCGATACTGTAATTATAAAGGATGGATTTAATGCGTAAATTTTCAGAATTACGAGAAGAGATATCACAAAGAGATTTAGATGGTATCGAAAAGTTTGCAGATAGATTATTTGCAAAAGTTAAAATTGACGTTGAGTTCACTCGACATTTTTTAGATAGGGTTAATGATGAACGTAACAAGAAACAGATTACTACTGCAGAACTTACGAGACTTTTTAAGCAGACTTATAACAAGCATGGTAAAAAAATTCCACAGTTGGGTCCTGATGCTGAAGCGGTAATCAAAGATATGCAGACAGATATTAATATGCCATTTGTTCTCAAGTGGGATAAAAACTCACAAGAGTTCGAATTAGTTGCAAAAACTGTTATGCGGAAAAAAGGTTTTGCGACAAGTAACCAAACGCTTTCTGTATAAATAAGACTAAAGGGAGAAAATTACACCTATGGGAAACTATTTATTTAACGATGAAAAAATTAACATCGCCAGAGGACTCTACAAAGGTGTAAGTTCTATTCACAAGTTTGGTGCTGTTCCTTCAATGGCAGTAAACACATCTGGTTCTGTATGGGATGTGAGCGACACAGCATATCCTTGGACAGCATGGTCTTCAGCATCAACAGTTACAGTAGATAGAGCAAGTGCAAGTGATGCGAATAAAGTCATCACTATTCTTGGACTTGATGAGAACTACGAAGAAGTTACAGATACTTGCACACTCACAAACGCAACTGGTAATACTACAACTGGCGGAACAACTTTTTTAAGAGTTTTTAGAGCATTCGTTTCAACTGGTGCTGACAATGTAGGAAACATCGATATTAAAGTATCGACAACAGTAGTAGCAAGAATTACTGCTACTAAAGGTCAAACTCTGATGGCAGTCTACACAGTTCCCGCAGGATATACTGCATATCTTACTAAAGGAACAATGACTTGTCAAGCAAATGCTGATGCGACAGGTAATATGTTTGTTCGTTATTTTGGACAAGATGCATTTCGTATTGGACACACATTTGAAGTTGGTGGTGTTGGTGGTCCTTACTCATATGAGTTTGCGGTTCCAGTTGTAATACCAGAGAAATCAGACATTGATGTTCGTGCATCAGTTCGTTCTAACAACGCAAGAGTAACAGCGGCATTCGACATTATTCTCAAACAGAATTAAGAGGTAGATTATGAAAAATTTCATGGGCATGGACGGTTTTATCTGGTTCATGGGTGTAGTTGAAGACCATAATGATCCTGAGCAGATTGGGCGAGTTCGTGTTCGTTGCTTGGGTATTCACACAGAAGATAAAGAAACACTTCCTATTGAAGATTTACCATGGGCGATGGTTATGATGCCAACAACATCCGCATCAATATCACAGGTTGGTCACTCCCCATCAGGACTACTTAAAGGTTCGTGGGTGGTGGGGTTCTTTAGAGATGGTGAAGGATGTCAAGAACCAGTTGTTATGGGGTCTTTTCATGGACACCCAACAGAACGTCCCAATACAGATTTGGGATTCTGTGATCCAAGCGGAACAAATCCTACCGAAATTAATGAGGCGGATACTTCTCGATTGTCGAGAGGTGATAAAAAGTCAAAACTTTATACAGCAAGAAATGATGGTGTTAATAAAGGGCATCGCGTAGATGGAGAAGGACCTAACGGTAAACCTTCTATAGGAAAGAAGAACATTGCTTGGAGTACTGACACATGGACTCCTTCTGCGGTTCCTTTCAATGCACGATATCCATATAATAAAGTTTATCAAACTGAGAGTGGACATGCTTTAGAATTTGATGATACTCCTGATAATGAGAGAATTTTATTATTTCATCGTAAAGATACATTCATTGAATTGCATCCCGATGGAACTATTCAGATACATTCATATAAGAATGCTGAAGTATTAGTAGATGAAGACTTTAACATTGAAGCAAAAGGTGCAGTTAATATATTCACACAAGGTAAGACAACTGTATATGCAAAAGATAATATTGATATGCAGTCTGAAAAAGATGTACAGATTAAATGCGTAAACTTTAAAGTAGAAGCGAAAACTAATATTACACAAACCTGTGGTCAAACAATGGACTTAAACGCTGGTGCAAACATTGATGCAGATGCACCTAGAATTGACTTGAACTAATACTGGAGAGATAAAATGGCAAAAGTAAAAACAAGCATTGGAACATATGTTCACGAAAGTAATCCAAAGAAAACATCAACAAGTGGTAGAATGTCTATGGTTAAATTTGCTTCTATGAAGAAAGATAAAAAGCGCAGTTTTAAGAAATACAGAGGACAAGGTAGATAGATGACAGGAATATTTTGCGTTCTTATTAATGGAGTAGTACACACATATAATAAGTATGAAGATATTCCGCTCGGTTTTGATAATCTAATTAGATTTGAACCTGAGTATCCACCAGAACCTCACACAGACGAACAACATCATATTATTGCACAGTACAATAGTAAACTCAGAGAGTTGATGGGGAGAGAACGAAATGCCAGCGGCAACTAGAATAGGTGATGCAGACGTACCACATTGTTCAGGTATGACAAGAGCGGTAGGTAGTCCTAATGTGTTTGTGAATAACATTCCGTGGTCTCGCCAAGGAGATGTAAACACAGGACATTTACTTCCTGGTGCGCCATGTCCCTCACACGCGGCACCAATAGCATCTGGTTCATCTACTGTTAAAGTAAATGGAAAAGGTGCAGGTAGAGTAGGTGATGGTGTGAGTGGTTGTACATCAGTCGCCGCCGGATCATCTAATGTATTTGCTGGTGGATAAAGAGGTATAAATAGTTCTATGGCAACGATAACAAGGCAGACTGCAGATTTTACAGACTTAGACTTTAATTTTACAAAGTTGAGTAGTACTAATGATGTGGCGAAAAAATCTGATGTTGAAGCAGTAAAGCAGTCTATGAGAGCGTTAATTAACACTCGGCATTTTGAAAGACCATTTCAACCTTATTTAGGATGTGGTATAGCGGAACTACTGTTTGAAAACAATACTCCAATGACCCGCCGAATGATTGAAAAGACAATATATGAGGTTATTCAAAATCACGAACCTAGAGTAAAATTGACAGCGGTTGACGTATTTGACAATTCTGATAACAATGAATATCAAGTGAGAATATATTTTTATGTAGTTAACCATACACAAGAACAAATATTTGAGACATATCTCACAAGGACACGATAATCCATGGCAAATACAACAAAAAGACTTAGGGTAACCGAATTAGATTTTGCTGATATTAAAGCAAATCTTAAAACATATCTATCATCTCAGGAATCTTTCAAAGATTATAATTTTGAAGGTTCAGCAATGAATACTTTACTAGATGTATTATCATATAATACTCACTATAACGCAGTGTACGCCAACATGGTTTCGAATGAGATGTTCTTAGATAGCGCAGTTAAGCGAGACAGTGTGGTTTCTCTTGCTAAACATCTTGGTTATACACCATCATCATCACAAGCGGCAACTGCTAGAATTAACGTCACAATTAATAATCCTGTTGGTTCGCCTCCACAATTAACAATGTCAAAAGGTACAGTTTTTAGAAGTCGTGTATCGGACATCAACTATCAGTTTGTAACAACCGCAGATGTAACTATTGTACCTACCGAAGGTGTTTATACTTTTACAAATATTGATATTAAAGAGGGAACTCTACTTCAACTATTATATACTAAGAGTTCATCTAGCAAAACACAGAGATTTTTGATTCCTGAAGAGAGTTTTGATTCCACCACACTTTCCGTTCGTGTACAAAATAGTTTAAATGATTTAACTGTAACAACATTTACTAAAGCAGAAAATATTTTAGATATACAAAATACTTCAAATGTATATTTTTTAAATGCTGTTGAAAATGGAACATACGAAATAACATTCGGTGATGGAGTTTTGGGTACTGCATTAGAAGATGGTAATATTATCATTCTAGAATATATTGTGACTAATGAAGCAGAAGCAAATGGTGCATCAAACTTTACTCTGTCATCTTCAGTTGGTGGTTCTACAAATGCTACAATTACTACTGTTATCTCTGCAGAGAATGGTGGACCTAGAGAGACAATTGATAGTATTAAATTCAATGCTCCTAAGTTTTACTCAGCACAAAATCGTGCGGTTACTGCAGAAGATTATAAAGTCATTCTACCTAAATTATATAACAACGTAGATACTATGCAAGTATGGGGTGGAGAAGATAATGATCCTCCTGTTTATGGAAAAGTATTCATGTCAATTAAACCTAGGACAGGTAGAACTTTAACCACATCAACCAAAGATGCGATTAAGAACACTATTTTATCATCGAAGACTATGGTTTCAATTACACCTGAAATTATTGATCCTGTTTATATTAATATTATTCCTACTATTAATGTTTACTGGAATCCTAATACTACAACATCATCTTATACTGATATTTCATCTGCAGTTCGAACTTCTGTAATGGATTATCAAAACAACGAACTTAAAAAGTTTGATAGCGTGTTTAGATTTTCAAAATTTAGTAATATTGTTGATAGGTCCGATCCTGGTATTGTTTCAAATATTACAACCGTAAGGTGTCAGAGAAGTTTTGATGCTATTATAGGTCAAGAAAGTAAATACACAATTAATTTCTACAATCCTTTGTTTACTCAAGGACCTGGTTCACCTACTAACTTATCGTCAACTGGATTTAATATATCTGGTAGAACACAAACAATTTATCTAGATGATGATGGTAATGGAAATATTCGTTCATACTATCTTGAAGAAGGTTCATCTACAAGAGTTTATGTAAACAGTCAACAAGGAACAATAGAATATTCAACTGGTAAATTAATTATTGACCAATTAAATATTTCTGATACAACTTTGGATGCAAATACAGTTGAGATATACATAACTCTAAACTCAAGTGATATTGTGAGTGTTAGAAATGTTCTTTTGTCTATTAGTGAAGATGATATTACAGTTAACACAATTGTAGATAAAGTCTCAACTGGCGAATCCTCTGCTGGTGTTGAATATATCACAACACCGAATAGTGAATTAAGTAAAACTGGTGGAACTGGAGTTGTTGGTTCTGCTGGTTCTGGTTCGGCATCCTCTGTTGTAAGTAGTAGTAGTGGAAGTAGCGGAAGTAGTGGAAGTAGTTACTAATGTTAAATATTAATTCAGATGAAGTAAAGGGTACCGTCTCGGCAGTATTGTCTGAGCAACTACCTGAATTTGTACAATCTGACCACACTACGTTTGTTGCTTTTATAGAAGCATACTATGAGTGGTTAGAACTGGAAGGTAATGCAATTGAGCGTACTAGAAACGCACATTTGTATAGTGACATTGATAAAACTGTGGATTCTTTTGTTTCTTACTTTAAGAAAAATTATCTTGTAGATATTCCAGATAATATTATTAATGATAAGAGATTATTTCTTAAAAGAGTAAAAGACTTTTATCAAAGTAAAGGCACGGATAAGTCGCTTATACTATTATTCAGAATGTTATTCAATGAAGAAGTTGAAGTCTATTATCCAAAAAAGGATATGTTACGAGTTTCCGCTGGTAACTTTACATCAGATACAATTCTAAACATTAAAAATGTTGTTGGTGATAGCGGATTACTTATTGGTCAAACTATTGTACAAGCAAACAAACCACTACAACCTAATGTTAACTTAGCAACAGGTCTTGTTGAGAACTTTATTGCTTTCGCTGTAGGTGATGATGAAATTTATCAACTAGTATTAACTGAAAATTCTGTGAGTGGACAGTTTGTTGCCGGTGAGATTGTTACAGTAACGGATTCTGTATCTGGACAAGTTGTCACTGCTATTGTTGATGAGATTATTACTGACATTACTATTACGAATGATGGTACATATTATGTACCTAGTGACCCACTAGTCACAAAAAACTTAACTCCATTTATAGTTAAAGAGGTAGATGGAGATAATATTTTAACCGAGACTGGTGATAATATTATAAGTGAAGATATTGGTAACGGTGCTCAATTTGATATTACCACTATAGGTAAAGGTGGCGTTGATGGATTTATTATTGAAAACGGCGGTAAAGATTATCAACTACAAGATGCTATTGTATATTCTAATACAGGTTTAGGAACTTCTTCTGTTGCCTATGTCAATAGAATTGAAAGACAATTGGTATTGGAATCTGGTGAAAGTGATGCTATTCTACTTGAAACCGGAGATAAAATTCTCGTTGGGGACTTTAGAAGAATTGTCACTGAGGGTGGTGTTGATAAAGTATTGTTAGAAGATGGTAATCACATTGTACCTGAAGATGCGGATCATGATGGTGTTGTACAAGATATTAGAATTGTTAATACTGGTTCCAACTATCAAGCACTACCAACTGTTGAAGTTGATGATACAAATGGTACTGGTGCTGAGATTTATGCAACGTCAACGGAAATTGGTAGAATTTCAGGTGTGCAGAGAACAAACTTAGGTAGTGGATATTTTTCTGCGCCTTTAGTGACACCTAGACAACTTGCAATATTAAAGAATATTGTTGGAACATTCCAACCAGGAGAAATAATAAACGAAAGACACGGTAGAATTCTCGCCGAAGATGGTGATGAGATTTTATTGGAAGATGGAAGTTGTTTATTAGATGAAAATGATGTTTTGTCTTCTGGTACTATTGTATCTTTTGATAATACTCGTAATTTATATAATATTAGAACAACCACATCTACTGATAATTTTGCATCGAATAGAGGACGCATACGAGTTGTTGGTGCGGTGTCAGGAGCAGAAGCAATAATACATGATTGTGATCCAGCAATTATTCATCCAATAACAGGAACCGTTTCGCGAAGTGAAGGTGTTCTATTTGGAGCAGATGGGCGTATCTCTGAAAGTTCTAAAAAAATTCAAGATAGTTTATATTATCAAGACTTTTCTTATGTTGTCAAAGTTGGTAACTCAATTAACGTATGGAGAGATGCGGTTAAGAGAATTCTTCATCCAGTTGGTCTTGCTTTATTTGGTGAAGTTTCAATTTCAACTTCAGTCCGAGCAAGAGTATTTGGAGGAAGTGACTTTAGATTAAACTCAGCAACACCTAGATTTAAACAAATTAAGTTGTTGAATGAAATTTTGTTACAAACATTAACAACGCCGCATCTTCAAAAACTTGAACTGGAAATATTCTTTGAGGTGGCGCAAGCAACATTGTTCCCTACAAGATTAATGAAAGAAGATGGAACTTATCTTTTGGCGGAAGATAGTTTTGAAACATTGTCCAATAAAGGTAAAAATTATCTACGAGGTGAAGAGTATATTCACGGAACAGAACCTGGATTCGGATTAAGTCCAACTTTAATATTCCCAAGATTTAGAACACCAATGGCGAATATAGATGCTACAATAAATCTACTGAAACAGGTCGTATTGTATATCAGAGGGGGTGGAGTACTTGAAGTGATTGCTGAGATACCTACTGCACCTAACATTCCTACTTTGGGCGGTAATCAGCATAACAAGACTTCCGAAACTCCGGATATTACTGTGCTTATACATACATTTGAAGCACTCGTAAATGATTTAACGATGAATACGAGTGTTAAACATCAGATTGAAATATACAAGCAACTTTCGCGTATCGCAAGTGTGGCACAACAAGTAGTAACTTTATATCTACCAACTATTACAAGTGTAGATGATTTAAAAGTTGTTACTTCATCCAAGTTGCATTTAATTGCATCACTTGGACTAGAAGATACTATGTTACACGAAAGTTTTGGAAGCGCAAAACTAGGAACAACAGGATACTCAATTGATAGGTTCAAGTTCCTTATGCCACCATATGCAGATGATAGAAGAGTAACAAAAGAAGATGGAGAAGATATTTTATTAGAAACTGGAGACAAGATTATTCCAGAATTAATAGGATTTAGAAGCGTTGACCGTGGAGGTAGAATTTATAGAGATAACTATAATAGTTCTATCATGACCAGTAATTATACTGGCACGAACACAGCAAATAATAACTACTGGGATACTTATGCGAATACTCAAATTCAGAACATAGGTAACTTAGTTATAGATGACTTGGTAAATTATCCAGGGCGTAAGACGGATTTCACGTTTGATAGTGAAATCTTCTTGAGAGACAGTTAAAAACTGTTATAAATATAGTAATAGATTAACTTAGAGAGGAATAAAATGGCCGCTATCATTACGAACAAGTTTCGGATTCACAATGCTGAACAATACATGGAAGCATTTAGTGAGACTGCCGCAACTAACACTTATTTGTTCATCGGAAGACCACAGGCGTGGACCGATGATACCGCACCGCCTACTCCTGCTGACAACGATGATACAGCATTTAATGCATATGACGATATGGTTGCAATGAAACGTGTAACCTCATCTGACATCACTCACGCAGTAGTTCGCAGAAACTGGACTTCAGGTACAGTTTATGATGAGTACGAACATAATATCTCATCATCAAATCAATCAAACAGTGGAGCATCTTCATTATTTAGTGCTTCATTCTATGTATTGACTGATGACTATAATGTTTACAAATGTATTTCTAATAATGGAAATACTGCATCAACAACCAAACCAACTGGAACTTCAACTGGTTACATCACAACTGCAGATAGTTATGTGTGGAAATACATGTACACAATCTCTGCTTCTGATGCACTGAAGTTTTTATCAACTGACTTTATGCCAGTTAAATATGTCACTTCCGATCCGGGTGCTGGACAACCATACAAAGAACAATGGGATACACAGCAAGCGGCAGTAGATGGTGAAATTCGTCATATCATCATTACAAACGCTGGTTCTGGTTATAGTTCTGCTCCAACCGTCACTATCACAGGTGATGGAACAGGCGCAACTGCAACTGCAACTGTTTCCGCTGGTTCTATCACTGCAGTAACAATTACCGCAGAAGGAACAGGATATACTCAAGCATCTATCTCTATTACCGGTGGTTCTGGTTCTGGTGGTGCGATGACTGCAGTAATTTCACCAAAAGGTGGACACTCATCTAATCCAGTACATGAACTTGGTGGATTTTATGTAATGAACAACGTAAGACTTGAGTACAATGACGGTTCTGGAGACTTCCCAGTTTCTAACGACTATCGTAGAATTGGTCTTGTTCGTGATCCTTATAACTTTGGTACTAGTGTAGTTTCAACTGCAGTAACTATGTCTGCAACAAAATCAATTACTCTTGCCGCCGCTGGTTTAAGTGGAACATTTGTAACTGATGAAACAATCACAGGTGGTACCTCTGGTGCATCTGCAAAGGTAATTGATTACGATTCCGCAACTAGAATTTTACGCTATTACCAAGACATTAACACTGGATTTATCGCAATTCAAGCGGCAGAAACAGTGACGGGTGGTTCTTCTTCTGCAACTGGTACAGTAGATACTCTGAACAATCCTGAAGTAGAACCGGACAGCGGTGATATCATGTATGTCGAACACAGACGCCCAATTAATCGTGCATCTGACCAGATTGAAGATATCAAACTCGTTGTTGAATTCTAATCTAAATACTTGTACAAAAAGATTAGATTAGAATAAAACCGCACTGGAGAAATAAATGGCAGTTATCGACTTTAATGTAGACCCTTATTATGATGACTTTGAAGGCGCCGCGGGTGCCAAATCAAAGAAGTATCATCGTGTACTCTTTCGTCCTGGATTTCCTGTTCAGGCGAGAGAGTTAACACAGTTACAATCAATTCTTCAAAATCAAATTGAAAGATTTGGTAGTCATGTATTTGAAGAAGGATCGATGGTGATTCCTGGTGATGTTGCATTTGATATGGAATATGATTTCATTAAGGTTCAATCTACATTTAATGCACAGAATGTTGAAAGTTATAGAACAGACTTTGTTAATAAAATTATTACCGGTAGTGAAACTGGCGTTAAAGCGAGAGTTATTGGAACTGTAGCGGCAACCTCTAGCACTCCAATGACGCTATACATTAAGTATGAAGATAGTGGTACTAATAATACAACGAATACCTTTTCTATTGGTGAAACTGTAACATCTCTCAATGCGGATAATACTCAATTAAAAAATCAATTTCTTACCGCAGACCAAACTACTGAGATTTCTGCATCTATAAGACCTACTGGAACTGTTAGAAGTGTAATTAATGTTGCACAGACAGATGCCGGTGGGTTATTAGAAGCAGGACTAAACGACACAGTAGGTACTGGTTCTGCGGTAAGAGTAAATGCTGGTGTCTATTTTGTAAATGGGTTCTTTGTTGCTAACGAAAACCAAACCATATTGTTGGAACCATATCATAATGCTCCATCATATCGTGTTGGTTGGAAAGTTGTACAAAGCACACTAACACCAGAAGAAGATGAAACACTAAAAGATAATGCACAAGGAGCATCAAACTTTGCCGCTCCTGGTGCCCACAGATATAAAATTACTCTCACTCTTGAAAAAAGAGCATTAGATGCAACTACTGATACAAACTTTATCGAATTGGGTCGTGTTAAAAACGGTACTATTCAAAGATTTGTCAAGAAAGCAGACTATAATGTTCTTGCTGAAGAGTTTGCAAGAAGAACATATGACGAAAGTGGTGACTATGAGGTTAAACCATTCAAAGTCGATGTTCGCGAAAGTTTAATCTCTGGTAATAACAGAGGTATCTTTACTACCTTAGAGGGTGGACTTGCTGAAAATCTTGCTTTAGGCATCGAACCTGGTAAAGCATATATTCAAGGTTATGAAGTTGAGTTACAAGCAACTCGTTTTTTGAATGTTGAGAAACCAAGAACATTTAATCGTGTAGTAGATACACCAATTCAGACACCAATTGGCAACTATGTAATTGTACAAAACGTAACTGGTATGCCTGAGATTGATGATTATGAAGAAATTTATATTTACGATGACTTTGTTAGTGGTACACCAACAGCAATTGGTAGTTGTAATGTAAGAAGTTTCATGCTTCATAGTGGTGACTATGATGATGCACACACAGGTGAGACTGAATTTAAGTTTGGTATTTTTGATATTGTTATGAACCAAGGTAAAGATTTTACTAGAGATGCTAGAGCATTTGGAGATAATTCAACTGCCGCAAGCGCAACATTCAAATGTGATATCTCGCCTAAACTAGTAACACTCACAGGTAGTGCTACAGTAGGCACAGGCGCAGTAACCGTAACTGGACAAGGAACACTGTTTAATTCACAGGTGAGTGTAGGAGACCGTCTATACATCAACGACACCGATGTTGGTGAAGTTGCTACAATTACTAACAACTTATCTCTAAACCTTACTGCTAACGGTCTAGCGGCGATTACTTCTGGTTCTGTGAAGCGTTTTAGCGCAGAGATTATCAGACCAGATAGAAAAATTCTTGTATTCGATACAAACTACTTCCGTATGAGAAAAGTTCGTGGTGATAGTTCTGCCACACCAGATAATGTTGCATCTACTAACTACACTGTTCGTAGAAAATTTGCAACAGGAACAGTAGCAAACGCAAACAATGGTTCTGTGTCATTTACTGCCGCTGGAACCGAAGAGACATTCGCTTCTACTGGCAATATTTCTAACTTTACACTTATTATTAATACACCTGCAGGCGGTTCGGCAAGAAGTGCTGGTGATGTTCTAAAAATTACAACGTCAAACTTAACCCTTACTGGTTCTGACCGCACACTAAACATTAGTGAACTTCACAATCTAACTGATACTCCTGTAACTGATGGTGATACAGTAGATTTGATTGCTTCAGTTGATGTTCGTGGCAATGATGCTGTTGAAAAAAGTAAAACATTAAATCTTAATCAAACAAAACAAGTTACTACGCAAGCAGAAGCACAAAACACAGTTATTAAACTCGGTAAAGCAGATGGATATCGATTGGTATCTATTAAAATGTCTGCTGACTTTAGTACTAATGCAACAGCATCCGATTTAGATATTACTAGTAGATATGATTTCGACACGGGACAAAAAGATGCATATTACGACTTAGCAAGCATTAAGTTAAAATCTGGCAATCCTGCCCCATCTGGAAGATTGCTCATTACTTTTGATTACTTCACTCATGGTGCTGGAGACTATTTCTCAGTAGATAGTTATGATGGCGTTATTGATTATGAAGATATTCCTACATATATCTCATCTGGAACTGATGGTGCATCATATGACTTGCGAGATAGTTTAGACTTTAGACCTAGAATTGATGATGCTGGAGTATCATTCACAGGTTCTGGTTCAGCAAAAGGTGAACTACCTGTAATCGGAACCAATGTAGAAGCAGACTTCTCATATTACTTACCTAGAATTGATAAAGTTGTTGCTAACTTTGACGGAGAATTCTTTGTTGTCAAGGGTGTTCCTGCAGATGATCCTAAACCACCTGCCGACTTAGATAAGGCAATGACGTTATTTGTTGTAAGTTATCAACCATATGTACTTAATACAACAGAAGCAATTGCGAAAAAAATCAATAACAAACGATATACAATGCGCGACATTGGTAAATTGGAAACTAGAATTAATAATCTAGAATTGATTAGTAGTCTTAACTTACTTGAAAAAGCAACAACCGACCTACTAGTTAAAGATGTTAATGGTAATGATAGATTAAAGAATGGATTTATTGTTGATCCATTTAGTGGACATGGCATTGGTAACGTATCAAATGAAGATTATCGTATTGCTGTAGATATGAAGAGAAAAGTTGCGCGACCAATGGCGCACTCAGATATTGTTTCTTTAGTAGAAACTGTATCTACAGACGCCGAGAGAGCAACATCTGGATACAAAAAACACGTTGATGGTATTATCACTCTTCCATATTCAGAAGTTTCTTATATTAATAATCCATATGCATCAGACACAATGGATGTCAACGCATATAAAGTTTCCGCCTTTACTGGTGAAATGATACTTACTCCAGCATCAGATGACTGGAAAGATACAACTCGCAGACCTGACCTAATTGTACAAGATGATAACAACTTTGATGCAATTCAATTCTTAGCAGATGAAATTGGAGTTGAAGGTACAGTTTGGGAAGGTTGGCAAGATAATTGGTTTGGTGCTACCAATCAAACAACCACAACTGGCGGTCTTGTCCGTTCTGGCAGATTTATTGGATTTAATACTGTAACAACGACTACCCAAGAGGTTGGACAAATCAACATTGGAACTGCGACTTCTCTTCAAAGTAGTTATGTAAACAAATCTCTTGGCGATAAGATTGTAGACCTTTCTTTAATTCCTTACATGCGTGAAATTCCAATTCACGTTTCTGTTGGAAACATGAAACCGCGCACCAAAGTACAAGCATTCTTTGATAATGTTAATGTTAATGCATATGTTCGTCCAGATGAAAAACTAACAGTAACATCAACAAATCGTACTGATTTTCAGTTTACCCCAATGGCAGACCCTGGATCACAGGCAGATACAGATAGTGCAAGATTTTGGGATTCATTTGACCAAAATTCTGGGTCATGGTTAAAGCAACCATTTGCCGCATTTGGATTTGGTGATGTGGTTCGCAACCAAGTACACACACCAACAACTGTAACTAACGTAACTCAAGTTGGTAATGTAACAACTATCACACTTGCAAGCGTGAATGGTATTGCAGTTGGTCATATGGTCACCTTTGCCAACATTGGTGGTGCGATAGAACTTAACTATGATGGTGTTAATGATAACAGATATTTTGTAGAAAGTGTAAACACTGGAACAAATCAAATTACTATTATTCAAATTGATTATAATAATTCACCTGTATCTGCACTAACCGCATATACCAGCGGTGGAACTGCTACAAGATTGCAAGCATCTGGTGTTGTCTCTTATCAGAGACCAGATGATCCTAATGGTGCCGCTAACGCTCCTGTTGATATTAATATTACAAACAGACAAAATGGATTTGCAATTGGTGACGTTTTAACAGGAACACTTCTTAATAATGCTGGTAATATTAACCAGTGTACAATTACAGCGGTGAATGATGTAACAGATGCTACATCAACTGATGTTTATAAGAAACTTCAGAAGTTTGGTGGTGATAAGATTACTGATGATGATGGTTCATTTAATGGCGTATTCGTTGTACCAAACAATGCATCAACGCAGTTTAGAACTGGTGAGAGAGTATTTAGATTAATAGACAATATATCGAACAATCTAGATTACGGAACACACTCAACCAAAGCAGAGAGAATTTTCCATGCTTCTGGTCTAAATGAAGAGAGAGAAGAAACAATTCTATCTGTTCGTCAAGCAGAGTTTGTTCGTGACCGCGTACAGCAAGATAGAGTTGTGACAAGAAGTATTGGTACATCTTCAAGATTTACCCCAACTCGTAGAATTGGACATGATCCACTTGCACAAACTTTTGTAGTTCAAGATGTTATTGATGGAGCAATGATTACTAAAGTTGATTTGTTCTTCTCTGCTAGAGGTACTCGCCCATTAATTGTACAGTTACTTAATACTAAAGATGGAAATCCATCAGGTAAAATTCTAGCACAGAAAACAATTCCTGCATCAGCAATTAATACTTCTGATGATGCTACTGTATCAACCACTATTTCCTTTGATAGTCCTGTGTTTATGCAACAAGACGCAACTTATGCGCTTGTTCTTAAAGCAGATGAACCTGGAATGAGAGTATTCTTCTCTGAAGTTGGTAAAACAAATATTGGTGATGGTCGAATTGTATCTCAAAATCCGTTAACTGGAACAATGTTCTTATCGCAGAATGGTGGAACATGGACTCCTTTCCAAACTAGAGATTTGAAGTTTACCTTACATCGCGCCGAGTTTAGTGATGCAGTTGGACAAATTAACTTTCAAAACTCCAGAAATGGTTACACAACTTTAAGAACTGACCCATTTGAAACAACAACTGGTTCGAATAAAGTTCGTGTGTATCAAAGAAATCATGGATTTGTTGCTGGCAACAAAGTATCAATTGCTGGAGTACCTAGTGGATTCTATGGTGCAAACTCAACAAGCGTTGGTATTCCACACACAGAGTTGAATGGACAACATACAGTTGTTGCTCCAGTTACTACAGACACATATGTCATTGAAGTTACTGAAGCAAACATCGCGGATGGTGGAGCGTATCCTGGAACTGAAGCAGATATTCTTTCTGCAGATTTTGTTGGGGGTGCTGGAGTTCGCGCAACTAGAAATCTACCAGTTGACGTTATTACTCCTACTGTTACACAACTAAAGTTTGCAAACACATCATTAACATATGACTTGAATATCGGCAATACAAGCGGAGTATTTACTGGATTGCAAAATATTCCTGAAAATGATATTACATATTTTACAGATAGAAAATCTATAATGTCATATGATAATCAATCAACGGCAGGATATTCTGCTCAACTAAGAGCAACATTGTTTAGTTCTAATTCTTTTGTAAGTCCTGTAATTGATAGTCAGAGAGTATCGTTATGTACTGTTGCTAATAGAATTGATAACTTGACTGCATCTGATGTCAATGTTGCCGACTTTGATAATAGAACTGTTGCTACTGCAAATACAAATATTGCATACTCTGCAACTAATAGTACTATTACAACCACTGACGCAACTCTTAGAGAAGAGTTTGATACATTAGATATTGGTAAAGAAATTACAACTAGTGGTTCAGGTAACGCATCAAATGATAAAACTTATATCATCACAAATTACAAAAATGATGGTACCACATCGACTATTACAGTTTCACCTGCTCCTGGAGTAGATGAAAGTGCTAGTAGTGCTATCACTCTTATCCAAGCAGAGAAGTTCATTCACGATATTGCACCCGTTGGCGCAACCAATCTTGCAAACTATGTCACTAGAAGATTTACATTAGAAAATTCTTCTACCGCGATTAAGATTTTATATGAAATGAACAGACCTGCCGGAACAACAGTTGATGTTTATTATAAAGTATTGCCTGATGGTGATGAAGCAACATTTGACACCATTCCATATGTACAAACTACGACAGAAATTCCGGATTCACCAGATGAAAATCAATTCATCTTTAGAGAAAGAACACATCTAGTCGAAAATCTAAATGGATTCTCATCAATTGCCGTGAAGTTGGTGTTTAAATCTACTAATCCAGCAAGCGTTCCGCAAATTAAAAACTTGCGTGTACTTGCACTGGCGGTGTAATATGTCTTCTAGACTTAGAATTGAAGGGCATGATAATTTAGTTAGAGATGTGTCAAGTGGTGCAGTAATTAACACTTCTAAACACGAATATATTCAATTTATGCAGGCGTATAATAATAAAACCGCAGAAAAACAAAAAGTAGAGCATCTATGTGATGAACTAAATAGTTTAAAAGATGAGATGACAGACATAAAGAATTTGTTAAAAGAAATTTTGGAGAAATAATATGGCAGTTACGCAAGTATTATCAACGGACAGTTTAGACCAGTGGCGTCAAAAAACAAATACAGTATCTACAACTTTAGGTGATCCTGCTTCTCTTCCTGCTGGTGTAACAACTGTTGTTGGTGGTGTTAATTCTTTGAATAATAATGTTGGGGATTTGAATAACTTATCAACAGCAAATAAATCAAATATAGTTAGTGCCGTTAATGAAGTAAAAACTAATTTTGATAATTTATCAACCGCAACTGCATTGACGCGACCACAGTTGATTGCATTTGCATAGGAAGTAAAAATGGCAGTAACTATATTCGACAGATTAATATCTCTAAAGGAATGGTTTACTAGAACTAATACAATGTTTAATGATGTTGGAGATACAACTTTATTAGATGTATCTCTTGGAAATAATATTATCAACGGCATTGGAGTTATTGAAACGAAAGTTGGAGATACTTCATTACTTGCGGGTGATATCAGTACTGGCGATGTTGTTGGTACTATGAACGAATTGAGTGATAGAATTACAAGAGCGAGAATTTCAGAGGGAGAACCTCTAGCATATGATATGCATCCTATTCATGTTGTTGGAACTGACACTGATTTAGATGCACATGGATTTTATGAATAAATACTATAAAGGATAGAGGAAACAAATGGCAAACGATTTTGAGAATAGAATTGCTAGTGGGGTAGGAACATCAAGAGTTGATATGTATACTACACCATCCGCAGTAGGTAAGCGTAGTATGCTTATTGGATTAGAACTTGCTAATACCACTGTTAGTGCAATTGCCGTTACAGTTGAAATCTGGGATGATTCCGCTTCTGCATATGTAGTGCTTGGAAATGGTATAACTATACCTGCGAACTCAACGCTTTCATTTATTAGTGGACAGAAGATTGTTCTGAATGAAAGTGATAAAGTAGCAGTGACAAGTGATACCGCATCATCACTCAATGCAATTGCAAGTATCTTAGAGGACATCTAATATGGCGAAATATGTAGGCGCACAACCGAGAGTATCAGGTAATAGATTAGATGGCGGTACAATTACCACTTTCAGTTCAACTGGAATTGATGATAGTGCATCAACCGTAACGAATTTAACAATTACAGATACACAGCAAACACAAACTGGCATTATTGTAAATACTGCCACAACTGGTATTCACACATTTAATACCGATACTTTAGCAATTGATACTGACAATGATAGAATTGGTATCAATGTTGCCGCGCCTGCACATGCTGTAGATATATCAGGTCAAGTTGTTAATATTTACCATAATGATGCGGGCGCCGCAGGCGCACCTACAATTATACTTGACAGAGATAGTGCATCTCCTGTAGCAAGTGACCAACTTGCTACATTCTGTGTTAAAGGTAGAAACGATGCCGCTGAGAGTACAATTTACGCAGAAATGTATGGGCACATTGGTGATCCTACAGATGGAGCAGAAAAAGGTGAGTTTGACTTTAATGTTATGGCAGGTGGAACTCTCAAATCTGTATTGATGTTAGGAGCGGATCAAATTATTGTTAATGATGGTCAAACTTCACTTGACTTTCATGTAAAAGGTGATACTGATCCTAATCTTCTATTTGCAAACACAGTAACTTCAAGAGTTGGTATTGGAACACTGTTACCAGAACAGAAACTTCACGTTGTTGGTGATGTTAAGATTGACGGAACAATCACATTCTCAGATACCGCCGCTGGAGCAGGTGCCGCGACATTTACTATTCGTGATGAAAACAATGCTGATAGCGCGGCACAAGCAAGAGTAAATCTAGAAGATAGTGATGGTGACATTTTAGGAACTGTAGAACTACTAGACGGTGACATGGTAGTTGGTGCTGATGACCAACTTATATTAGCAACTGACAGAAACAACTCATACGGTGAGTTGAAGTCTACAGTCATGTATGCTCATAAGAGACTACCTGAGGCGGTTCGTCTTAATGGAGTATCAACGCTAACAATTGCTCCTTTGGCGAACCCTGAGTACTTCTCAGAGCAAACAGCGTGTACTATTACAACATCTTCAACTGGAGAGTTTAGTGCATTCACAGAAGGTGATGTGTGTAAGATTGAAGGGTGTACAAACGCCGCAAACAATCAGTTAACTCGTATTATGGACATCACAGGTGATGTGATGACAGTTCATGGATTCAGAACTTCATTTGTTTCAGAGAGTGGTGGTTCAATCACATTGTCTGAAGGTGGTGGTCCGTGTATGCATATTCCACCATATGTTAACTTTACATATGCAACATATGGACAAGACCAGAATACTTCTCGCGTTGCGACAATGCGCTATGTAAGAAATGCTATTTCTGGTTTGATTGATAGTTCACCTGCCGCACTAGATACGCTTAATGAACTTGCCGCGGCGATTAACGATGATGCAAACTTTGCTACAACTATATCCAATTCACTAGCATTAAAAGCAAATACCGATATGGACAACTTAACTGCTACCGGTATTGAGCAAATTAGAGACTATGTTGGTACATACGTTTCATCTGGTACTGGTACATTTACTGGAGCAGGAAACACTATTGTAGTAACAAACAATGATGCTGGTGATGTTATTGATTTTCAAATTGATGTTAATGCACCAACAATTGAAGTAGATATCACTGGAGATATTACTGCTAATGGTTCTGGAACAATGACAGATTTACAAGATGTTACAATATCAATTACTGGTGCGACCTTATCTGCGGCAAGCGTTAATGCAACCGCTCTTGTTACTGCACCAAACTTAGCAAACATTGTTACAGGTCTTACCAGAATTACATCAATTCAAGGTAGTGATGATTTGATTGTTGCTGATGCTGATGATGGATTTGCTTTGAAGAAAATTGCAAGAAGCATTGTAGCACCTGCGGCATTGAGTGAAGACTTAGGTTTCTTTGCTATCGCTATGGGTTAATAGCAGAGAAAATATTATAAATAGAGTAAAGAGATAGGATAACTAAAAATGGCAGTTGGTAATTTTAAAAATGCAAAAGTAAGTGGTGCTTCCACATCAGGAACTTCATTATATACAGTTCCCTCAGGTAAGTATACTACAATTCACGCAATTTATGTGACTAACAGATATAATCTTGAAGATTTGTATTGCAACATCGCAATCGATGATGGTGCAGGTAACTTGTTTTACATTGCATACTTATATCCTGTAGCGGCAAACTTAGGCGCCGTCTGGGAAAGACCTATAAATTTAGAAGATGGTGAAATACTAAAAGTGACTGCCTCAAGAGCGGATTCACTGGATGTGGTCGCTAGTGTTCTAGAATTTACACCGTAAAGAGAGAGTAATAGATGCCTTATATTGGAAGAACAACAGACGTAAAAGTAAGACAACAAAGAATATTAGGAGATGGTACTCAGAAAATCTTCACATTAGATTTTGTGCCAAATTCTGATAATCAGTTGGCGTGTTATTTAGATGGTACGTTTCTAAATGACCAAGATTGGGTATTCAAGCATCCTAATAAGGTTGTTCTTGCTGACGCACCAGGTGATGGAACTGAACTAGTCATTGTTGCGCCTAAGGCAACAGATATTCAATCTACCAGACATAAACTTCACATTGCAGATAATATTCAGAGAATTTTTGATTGTGGATTTATTCCTCCTAACGAATATTCAGTTTTAGTTACCGTTAATGGTGAAGTGCAACAAGATAGAGATTATGTGCTTTCTGGTAGTAAGGTAATTCTTAATACTGTTCCATCTCTTAATGCTGAAGTAGAAATCAGAGGAATCTATGATATCATTGATCCTACTGGTCAAACTTTAGCATCAAACAATCTTGCAATTAGACGCACTAGAGAAAAGACTGATGGATATCAGAATATTATTCCTATGCATCAGTATGTGCAAAATGAAAATAACGTAATTGTATGTAGAGGTAGTTCGGATAACGGCGATGCTATTGTATCTAACCAGCGCGAATATTTAATTACAAGTGGTTACAAATATGTTCACAATGATGTTCTAACCGAAAACACAGAAATTGAGTTTAGAAATCTCCAAGAAGGTTCTCCTGCACAGTATACAAATCTGTGTAGACGAGTTATTATGACTAAAGACTTTGAGGGTGTTCCTGCTACTGTTTCTGTTGGTGCTTCAGGCACTAGTGGATATACAACTGCCAATAATGTTAGAGCATATGGTGGTTCTGGAAATGAACTATGGGTTAATATCACTGCCGCGGGAGGCGTTGTAACTGGCGTTTCAATTTCCAGCATCACAGCAAATCAATTCTCGCGAGAATTTCAAACATCAGAAGCATTGAATATTTATCAAGCAGGTAGTACAAATGATGCTACAGTTATTATCGATAGTGTTACCAATAATGACGGACAACAGTATTTTGATATTAATAACACCAGATGGGATTCATTAGATAATGCATGGTTGTCAGATACAGCATACACACTGACGAATAATGAACATGAATATCTAGTATCAGTAGATGGTATTATTCAACCATATAATACATATACCAATACTGCAGGAGGACCAGGAGACCCATCTGGATCAGCAATTACTACTGTTAATATAGGTTCACTTGTTGGCGAAGATGAAAACGCTTCTTTTGTTGAAATTAGGGACATTGAAAGATTAATTAGTGACCTAGACGTTTCAATTAATGGTTCTGTTGGTGTAGAGCGTATAGTGTGGTCGACAACAGGTGCCTCAGCGGCATTTGACATAACATCAGGTTATACTGCAAGAACTTCAGACTTCCAAGCGACATTTAACTCAAACTTAGCAAACGAACAAAAGTTTATGGTGATTGTCAACGGTATTATTCAGGACAGAGATAGTTGGGCATTAACCACAGATACTTTAACTATAGGTGGGACTGCCGGTCATTCAGATGATGCTGTTACAGGCGCGCCAGTTGTTGTTGAACTAATTTTCTTCACTGGACTTGATTCCACATGTCAAGATGCTTTACAAATTGATATGACAGGAAATCCTGCAACTGGTGTTGGTGACCATAAGTTTATTCGTCTATACGATAGAGCAACCGGAACTATTGAATTACATCCAGACAGCGAATCCTCTGTAATCATCTATATTGATGGTGTATTACAGCAAGACAAAGCATATTTTGTAAATAATAACAAGATTTGTTTCTTTGATGAAGCACCTCAGTTTGGTTCTATAATTAATGTGAAAGTTTTGAAGTGTACTGAAGTTGCCGCGGCGAATAGAAGAAAAGCAATGTTTAGAGGTGATGGTAGTAGTGTCAATTATACATTACCATTTACGTCTACGACAACTCCAGATGATTTTGGTATTTTAGTATATGTGAATGGTAGAATGTATAGAGATAATGAATATGCATTGACTGGAACAAATCTAACATTTAACACCGCACCTACAAGTGATGCATTTGTTGAAGTTATTGGTATATTCGATATTACAACTTATGCTGGTGTATCATCAGATACTAACTTAGAAACCAAAAAATTAACAATCGTATGTGATGGTATTAGACAAATTTTCGATTTGGGGGAACTTGTTTTCGAGAAGCATTCTTATGGAACTGTACAAGACACATATAACGAACAAAAACTTCTAGTATTTTTAGATGGTGAATTGAAAGGTCAACATGAATATGTTATTATAGGTAACAAATTATATTTGACTGCAATTCCTAATGATGGAAATACCATTGAAGTTGTTAGATTTATATAAAAGGGAACCAAAATGGCATTAACAAAACTAACTAAACATATTGTACATGGAGCAACTATTGTTCAAGTTCGATATAAAGACTTTGCGGATATGAACTTTAATAATACCGGCACTGAAAATGACTGGGACAGTATTACGCTAACTCCACAATACGCTGATAGTATCTTAGAGTGTCATTTTAGTGGTGTTGTTGCAACACCAACACATCCTGATTCCGCTGAAGCAACAATGTATTTGGATATCAACGGCACTAATGAATATACTATCGTTAATGTTAGTGGTCCTGGTTCATACTCATTCTCATTCACTCAGTTTGGACAACGAGAAGGTGATTCCGTATCTATGTTCCATAGACATTTACCAGGATCAACAAACTTACAAACTATGAAAATTCAAATGTCTAAAAATAATACAAACAATGGTACTACATATTGTTATGATGGATTTTTCTGTGCAAAAGAAGTTGCCGCTGGAGTTACCTCCGGAACTCCTGGTAATAATTTCGTAAACTAAATGATTTTAAAATTGGAATTTATATAATGGCGTTAAAGAAAATTAGTAATAAAAGCATATTTGGAACAACATTAGTCCAACATTATGGTTGCGATTTTTCTGATGTTAGTTGTGGTACTTCAGTATGGACCGAATGGGATAACACAACCTTTCAACCAGTTGAGCGTGATTCCCATTTAGAGTGTGTGTTTACTGGAAGTGTATACGCAGAAAATAGCACGACTGAAACTCTTAGAAGTGGTAATATGCAATTAGTTATTGATGGTAATTCAGAATACTTGATGAATGGTATAATTGGTGGAAGAGGAACATTAAGTGGAGAAAGATACTTTTACAATCCAAGATTTTCTCAACATAATGTTAGACAGCAATTTAATCTGTCAAACTTTGCTACCGGATTATATTTAAATCACATTATGGCGCCAGGTCACAATAACTTAATTACTGTTGCAATTCAAGTGAGTGCTGATAATAATCAGCACAATTTACAATTTAAGGACGGTTATATGACTATCACCGAACTTGACGTAAGTGCTTTCACACCGAACACTTAAAGAAAGATATATATAAATATGTATAGAAAAGACATTAAAGGGTAATAAAAATGGCATTAACTAAAGTAACAAAACATATTGTGTTCGGTTCGCAACTGATTGCACACTATGGTAAAGACTTATCAGATTTAACTAGTAGTAGTAGTTCTTATACTAGATGGGGTGAAGCGGTAATCTTTACTCCACAATATGCCGATTCCCATTTGGAAATTGTGTTTACTGGAAGTATGTTTACCGGATCAAACTTCTCCGGAACCAACAGATATGGAAACTTAGCAATTCGAGTTAATGGAACTGATGAGTATGTTCAAGAAGGTACGATGGGTAGAGGCGCAACTAATGTTGGTACATTTCATTTCTATAATCCTAGATTTTCGCAACATAATGTCAGACAAGAGTTTCATCATTCAAATTTTGGAACTGGTGTATATGCGAACCATATTCACGCTCCAGGAACTACGAATCCACAAACAGTTGAGATTATGATGAGTTCTGATGCTGGACAATATAGTATTCAATGTCAAGATGGTTATGTAACTATTTCTGAGATTGCCGGCAATCATCACGATTTGACATAAGAGAGGTAAAACAATGGCACTAACTAAAGTAACAAAACATATCGTACATGGGTCTCTCTTAGTTCAGTTTAAATATGCTGATTTGAGTGACACTAGTATCACATCTAATACACAAACATATCAAGTGGTTGGAAGCGCAATCACTATGACACCTCAGTATGGGGACTCAATTCTTGAGTGTACGTTCTCAGCATCATATGAACACGACCAGACAGGTTCGGATAGTCAATATGCTATTTCTTTGTTTGTCAACGGTATTGAAGAATATGAACACACACAACTAGGTGGTGGTCCAACTGGAGGTAATTCGTTTACTCAACATGGTGGTGAGCATGATAGGGTTTATTCTAATATTTTTCACTCTTCATTTAGAGACACAAAGCAAAGTGTGGGGTGGGTACATAACCACACGCCAGGAAATACTAATGCACAAGTAGTTGATGTTAGAGGAAGAAGTATGGATAATAACGGTTGGCAGTTGTATGTTCGTGAGGGGTTCTTAATTGTAAAAGAACTGTCTATGGGAGTTAACTCAGGATCGCAGAACTAATTATGATTGAGGTGTACTGTGCCATTAACAAAAATTACTAAAAAGTCTATTAAAGGTAGTCTACTACTTCAATATAAATATATAGATTTATCGGATTCTTCCTTAACTTCAAATACACAAGGGTTTACTCGACATGGTGAAGTTCTAGAACTTACACCATTGGTTGGGGATTCAATATTAGAAGTTACGTTTTCTGCAAATATAAGACAAGGGTCTACTGGTGATGATGACCAGTATGAATTTGCACTATATATTAATGGAGAACAAGAATATTTAGAAAGTCAACTTCTTGGTGGTCAAGCAAGTGGAAATGCTTATTCGGTACATGGTGGTGAACATGATAGGGTAACTGCACATGTGCAGTACGCATCCTTTGCCGAGAAAATACAAAATGTAGGATTAGTGCATTGCCATCAACCAGGAAATACAAATAAACAGGAAATAGAAATTCGTTTTAGATGTGTAGATAGCAATTCGAAGAGTGTACACATGAGTGAAGGATTTTTGATTGCGAAAGAAATGGGTGCCGACAATGCTGGATTGTCAGGTACGCTGAACTAAATAACATTTAAGTATATTATAGGAGTATTAAATAATGTCAGATACAATTCCAACCGCCGTTATGAAGAGAAGTGGTCCACAGTCTTTGGAAGAACTTAGACGTAAAGGACCTGCTACGAGAGAAGAAATTGATGCGTTAGCAGAAAAGTATGGTATGGGAGTTGGTCTCACCAATGCTGAAAATGATAGAGTTGCCGAGTATTTTAAAACACGAAGAAATGCTGGAGATTTGGCAACATTATTAGGAGTTCTTTATCCAAACTGTGAATGGACAATGCGAGGTACCAGAAAAGATAACCAAGCAAAAACTTTTGATGATAGAAATCCTAACACATGGGATGCCGCTTTATATGAGCAACTTGAGTGGGATGATGATAACCCTCTTCCTAAACCTACAAAAGCAGAGTTACAAAAGATGATTCCTTTTGTACAAGATATTCTAGACCAAGAAGCATATATAAAAATGCGTAGGCAGTTTTACCCAACAGAACCACAGATGGTTCGTGCGATGTGGGAATATATTGTTGAAGGTAATAGAGAAGGTATTGATGCACTTCAAGCGCGAAGACTTGCTGTTAAAAAGCGTTTTCCGAAACCAGAAAACAAACATTGGATGGTTCAATCGGAAGATTATTTAAGAGTATATCCTAATAGTCCTGCTGACATTTTGCGAGACATTGATGAAGAAGAATTAAGAAAATTAGCATTTTCTCCAGGTGTTCAAAGTGAAGATGCTGAACCACTTGCAACCTCACTATCACTATCAGAACAAGCAGAGAAAATTCTTGCTAAAAGAGCAAAAACTAAAGTTGGACAGCATCTTGGAGGAGATAATCATATCTTTATTACTCCTACACTTGAAGACGTTGATGAATTAAAAGAAAAATTATCAAAGTCAAATGCCGAAGATGAATAAATAGATATATAAATAAAAAAGTAATAGGAGAGTAAAACTATGCCATTAAGAAACGGTAGATTAGTTCTAGAACGTCAAGTTAGTGACTTTGCCGAAAGGTTTACGGTAGACCCCAATAATCTGCTATCTGTTGGTACAGTAGTTGGATTAGCAACCTCAGGTAACTATGAGTTAGCAATTACAACAGGTTCATCGGACAACAAAGCAATTGGTGTTATATATGCTTTAGATAGAAGTTCAAATCCATATGTCGCACTTAAAGGTAGATGCATTGTTAATACTAGAGGAGTGGTTGCCAAGGGTGATACTCTTGTGTTAAGTTCATCTAAAGGTAAGTTAACAACAAACAACGCCGCGGCATTTCAGGATGTTAAAGCACTGGCGATTACAACAACTAACGATGAACACGGTCAAGTTGAGTGTATTCTAGTCTAGACAATAATAAAAACACCATAATAATAAAACTCAATAATCTCCAAGGTATAAATACTATTAGAACATAGATACCTTGGAGATTTTTTTATATGGCAAATCCAGCAAGCAGAAGCGACTTACAAGAATATGCACTGCGCCGTTTAGGTAAGGGTGTCATTGACATTAATGTGTCAACAGACCAGATTGATGATAGAACTGATGAAGCACTTCAGTTCTTTCAGGAATATCATTTTGACGGTGTAGAAAAGACTTATTTAAAGCATAAAGTAACCGCCACCACTCTTACTGTGTCTAACAGCGCACAGTTTTCAGCAAATGAAAAATTAACCGGTTCAACTAGCGGCGCAACATCATTTGTTTTTGATAAACCTACAGCAACCACAATTCGTGTAAGATATGAACTTGGTGACTATACACCTGCAGAGACAATTACAGGTGCAGTATCAGGCGCAACAGACACAGTTACTACAATTGTTGCTGGTGATATGAAGAATGGTTATGTTCCTGTAACTGATGCTATCACCGGAGTGGTTAGAGTATTTCCATTTGGTAATGCATCTTCATTAGATATGTTTGATGTTCGTTATCAATTGCGGTTAAATGAAGTTTTTGACTTTGCGTCAACTTCTGTAATATACTATAACATGATACAAAATCATATTTCATTATTGAATGAGATGTTGGTTGGACAGCAATCAGTTAGATTTAATAGACATACAGATAGAATTTATGTTGATATGGATTGGGAACAACAAATTCTACCAGACCAGTATATTATTTTTGAAGCATATAGAATTCTAGACCCAACAACATATAATGATGTTTATAATGATATGTTTCTTAAAAAATATTTAACCGCGCTAATTAAATTACAATGGGGTAATAATTTAAGTAAGTTTGCTGGTGTGCAAATGCCCGGAGGCGTTACACTTGATGGTGTTCGTATCATGCAAGAAGCACAAACCGAAATCGAAAAGATTGAAGAAGAAATGTCTTTGAGATATGAGTTACCAGTAGACTTTATGACAGGATAACAATATGGCACTTAATGCGTATTTCGACCAAGGCGGCGGATTAGATAGTACAGGTTATTCAACAGAGCAAACTTTAATTGAAAGTCTCTATACAGAGGCGATTAAAATATATGGTTTCGATGTTCACTATATTCCGCGCACACTTGTTAATGAAGATACTATCTTTACAGAAGATGGATTATCAAAATTTACATCGGCACATCCAATTGAAATGTATTTACAGTCTGTGGATGGGTTTGAGGGTGAAGGTGACTTCTTATCTAAGTTTGGTGTTGAAATTCGTGACCGTGCTAGTTTTGTTGTTGTTAAGTCGCGATGGACGACAGAGGTAGATAATAACGCATCTTTGATTGTAGAAGGTCGCCCTAATGAAGGAGACTTGCTATGGTTTCCATTGACAAATAGTTTGTTTGAAATTAAGTTTGTTGAACATGAAAATATATTCTATCAGTTAAATCAAATATACACATATAGATTAGATGTAGAACAATTCATTTATAGTAACGAAGCACTTGACACAGGTGTTGCCGCGATTGACGCAATTGAAACTACATATAGTTCAAATGCATTTGAATATGAATTGAGACTTGAAGATGCATCAGGTTCTATACTACTTGAAGACGGATTTAAACTCATTAAAGAAGATTATAACTTAGCAACAATTGTGCCTAGTTCACAAAATTATGATTTTGGATTATCTGCTGATGATATTATTGACTTTAGTGTTTCAAACCCATTTGGTGAGGTACAAAGATAATGTTAGGACAATCACACTTTTATCATGAGACTATTAGACGAACTGTTGTTGCGTTTGGTAGTGTGTTTAATGATATACATGTAAGAAGACCGGATTCAAGTGGAACTGCATTACAGTCAATGCGGGTGCCTTTAGCATATGGACCTAAAGCAAAGTTCTTAGCAAGACTGTATGAAGACCCAACAGGAAACTCACCTATACAGTTAACTCTTCCTAGAATGGGATTTGAGATTACAGGATTTAACTATGATTCCCAACGTAAGGTTAATAAATTAAATGTACTTAAAAAAGTAGACGATTCCGTAACAAATGGATTGAAAAAACAATACTTTTCTGTTCCATATAATATTAATTTTTCACTATTTGTGATGGCAAAAAATCAAGAAGATGCTTTACAGATTGTTGAGCAAATTATTCCTTTTTTCACACCAGCATTTACATTAACTATTAATGCTGTTCCTGAAATGGGTATTAAAGATGACTTTCCTTTAATTATGGACTCACTTACATATGAGGATGATTATGAGGGAGATTTTGCTACTCGTAGAAGTATCATATATACTTTATCATTTACAACTAAAGTTAATTTTTATGGACCTGTATATGAGCAAGGAGTTATTAAGAAAGTTAAAATTGATAATTATCTTGACGCCCCTACATCAACTCTAGTAAATACTAGATATGAAGCAACACCTAACCCAACATCTGCAGAAGCAGATGATGACTTTGGATTTAGTGAAGTGTGGACAGATGATCCACAGACATAGGATTTTAAATAATGGCAACTAAAACTATTTTAAACACATCTGCAACTAGAGCAACATTCACAGTTTCTGGAGATTTTACAGTTGGAACAGTAGACTTTGACTTAGATGTGGACTCTCTAGGTAGAGATGAAACTGCAGTAGACCCAGAGTGTATTATTCTTCAAATTGACTATGATAATAATGTTGGTGACGTTTTGATAGAACGTGTGACCACCCCAAATACAACTCCAGTTTTTTCATTTAGTGGTCCAGGTGTTGGTTCAATTGTTAACACAGGTCAATTAGGGTTATCCGCAGAACCAGGAAAAGATATCAGAGTTACGATTGAAGATGGAACAGTAACCATTACGTTGAAAAAAGTAAGCGGATTTACTCAACAGTAGAGATAATAATATGAATGATAAAGTGAATACAAAACTAAATGACTTGTTTGATGTTGCCGGAGAAATAATAGAAAGCGATACTAAACACTTACCCTCAACCCATGTCGATGCACCTAGTCTAGATTTATCTGATGCCGATGCCGATTATGAGGTGGCGAGACAAAATTTTCACTTACTTATAGAAAAGGGTAATACTGCAATAGAAGGAATTCTACAACTTGCAAGAGAAGCAGAGAATCCTCGTTCATATGAGGTTGCTGGACAGTTAATTAAAACAGTTAGTGATGTAACTCAAGACTTGATGAGACTTCAAAAAAATATGAAAGACTTAAAAAAAGTAGATAAAGAAGATGCACCTACAAATGTAACAAACGCATTATTTGTTGGATCAACCGCAGAGTTGCAAAAGTTACTTCAAGGTGACACAAAAGATATAAAGGTAATCGACCATGAGTGATTTCGATTTTGGTTTCACCGCTGTAGATGAAAATGAACTAGAAGCAGTACAACAATTAGCACAGACTGCAACATCATCAACAGAAGAGGTAGCAAAACTACAAGCAAAAGTAAAAAAACTGCATGAAGCAGTTGTACCGCTTTTAAATAACTTAAAAGCAAATCCAGATAAAGATTATATCTATTGGCCAAATCGTACATTAAAGATTGACCAATTTGAAGTTGTATTACAGAAGATTATAAATGAGTGATAATTATTTAGGTAATCCTAATCTTAAAAAAGTAAACGTACAAGAACAGTTTACTAAAGAACAGATTGAAGAGTATATCAAATGTTCTAAAGACCCGGAGTACTTTATTATTAATTATATTAAGATTGTTAATCTTGATGAGGGTTTTGTACCATTTGAAATGTATCCATTTCAAAAGAAGATGGTTAAAACATTTCACAAGAACAGATTTTCAATTTGTAAGATACCTAGACAGTCAGGTAAATCAACTACAGTGTGTTCATACATTTTGTGGTTTGCATTATTCAATCCTACTGTAAACTGTGCTATTCTCGCGAACAAAGGCGCACTTGCAAGAGACTTGCTTGCAAAAATTCATATGTCATATGAAGCACTACCTCCTTGGTTACAGTTAGGTGTTAAAGTATGGAACAAAGGTTCTATTGAATTAGAAAATGGTTCTAAAATTGTAGCATCAGCAACATCATCATCTGCAGTTCGTGGTGGATCATTTAACTTAGTATTCTTGGATGAATTTGCGTTCGTTCCATTCAATTTAGCAGATGAATTCTTTAAGTCTGTTTATCCTACTATCACTTCTGGTAAAAGCACTAAAGTAATGGTAGTGTCTACACCTAAAGGCATGAACCAATTTTATAAGATGTGGGTTGATGCTGAAGAAGGTCGAAGTTCTTATGTGCCTATTGAAGTTCAGTGGAATGATATTCCTGGACGAGGACAAAGATTTAGAGAAGAGACTATTAAGAACACCTCTGAAGAACAGTGGCGTCAAGAGTTTGAGTGTGAGTTTTTAGGTTCATCGAATACACTTATTAATCCTAATGCACTAAGAAATCTAGCATATAAGACACCAAATTACAATAAAGAAGGATTAAGCGTCTATGAAGAGGCGCAACCAGAACGTACATATGTTATGACTGTTGACGTTTCAAGAGGCGTAGGTTTAGACTACAGCGCGTTTGTAGTGATAGATGTTACAGAGATGCCTTTCAAAGTCGTTTGTAAGTATAAGAGTAATGAAATTACTCCTATGATGTATCCCACAATTATTAATAAGATGGGTACACATTATAATAACGCATACATTCTAGTAGAAGTCAACGATATAGGTCAACAAGTCGCGGATATTCTAAATAATGAAGTAGAATATGAAAACTTACTTTCCACAACATGGAAGGGAAGAGCAGGACAAATAGTAGGTGGAGGATTTGGCACACAGAACAATATGGGTGTGCGTACTACAGCGCAATTAAAAAGACTTGGTTGTAGTAATCTAAAATCTCTAGTTGAAGAAGAAAAATTTGTTATACAAGATTTTGATATAATAAATGAACTATCAACTTTTATCGCTAAGAAAGGTTCTTACGAAGCAGAAGAAGGTAGTCATGACGATTTAGCAATGTGTTTGGTGATGTTTGCTTGGTTATCCGGACAACCATATTTCAAAGAATTGACCGACAATGATATTCGAATGAAATTGTATCGCGATAAGATGCAAATGTTAGAGGATGAATTAACACCTTTTGGTTATATCGCTGATGGAGTGAATGATGTGGAAACATCTTTTGTAGATACTCAAGGCGACAGGTGGGTCATTGTAGACGAAGGTGCATGGTAGCAGTTTCGAAGAAATTAGATATTATAAATATTCATACAATGACTATTGACTTAAAAAATATACGGGAGTAAATAAAAATGGCATTTCAACTTTCACCAGGCGTTCTAGTACGAGAAATCGACTTGACACAGGTTGTGCCAGCAGTAGCAACCTCTCCAGGTGCCTTTGCGGGTGTATTCCAATGGGGACCTGTAGATGAAGTAATCAATATTTCTTCAGAGAATGAATTGGTTTCCGTTTTCGGTGAACCAAATGCTGAAACATATACCTACTTCTTTACTGCGGCAAACTTTTTGTCTTACGGTTCTAACTTACAAGTAGTTAGAGCGGAAACAGGAAATCTAAACGCTACCAGTTCAACTGGTTTTCTAATTAAAAATAGCACACATTATGATAATCTAGGTGCATCAGCAATCGCATCTGGAGCAGGTGAGTGGGCGGCGAAGTATCCAGGCACACTTGGTAACTCATTAAGAGTTTCATTGTGTCAGAATGCAGACGCTTTTTCAAAAACTGCAATCACAACTGTAACAACATCAAACGCAATTGGTGCAACTACAGTTGATGTTGTATCAGCAACAGACCTCATTATCGGTGACTTAGTAGTATTTACTGGTCATAGCACAGAATATGAGATTGTTGGAATTTCAACAAACACACTTACTATCAGAGAAAAGGGAAAGACTACTGGTCTTACCGCTATTGTTGATGGAACATCGGTACCTGTTAATGTAGAAGCAAGATGGTTCTATCATGCAGATTTTGATGGTCCTCCAGGAACATCAGTACAAGCAACTGCCAGAGGTGGTTCGGGCGATGAAATTCATATTATCATTGTCGACCAATCAGGAGATATTACAGGTACAGCAAACACAGTACTTGAGAAATTCTCAAATCTCTCTGTTGCATCAGACGCTAAGAAATCTGATGGAACTGTTAATTACTTTGTAGAGTATATTAATCAATACTCTGCTTACATTTGGTTTGCTGGAAATCACAGTGAATTAGATGCAGACGTTGGTGCCGCTACCGGTCTACTTTCAAATGCGTTTACACATACATCTAGAAAACCAGATTATGCATCACTATCAGGTGGTACAAATGATAATACACCAACAGACGGTGAATTGCAGACTGCTTATACACACTTTGCAAACGATGAACTCTATGATGTTTCGCTTATTCCAGTTGGACCTGCATCAGGTGTAGTTGCTAAGTGGGTCGTAGACAATGTTGCAGAAATTCGTAAGGACTGTATGGTATTCTTATCACCAGAACTTGCTGACGCAACTTCAATTACAGCGGCAACCGATATTGTAGACTTTAGAAATGTATCTGCAAATATCAACTCATCATTTGCAGTAATGGACTCTGGATGGAAATATCAATATGACCGTTACAGCGATGTATATCGTTACATTCCATTAAACGGCGATGTTGCTGGATGTTGTGTACGCACAGACTTAGTTGCTGATCCATTCTTCTCACCTGCTGGATTCCAGCGTGGTCAAATTAGAAATGCAGTTCGTTTGGCATACTCACCAAATAAAGCAGATAGAGATACTCTCTATAAGAAGCAAGTTAATCCTGTTGTTTCATTCCCTGGACAAGGCGTTGTCTTGTTTGGCGATAAAACAATGTTGACTTCACCTTCAGCATTCGATAGAATTAATGTTCGCAGATTGTTCATTATTCTAGAAAAAGCAATTGCAACAGCGGCGAAGTTCCAGTTATTTGAATTTAACGATACATTTACTAGAGCAAACTTCAGAAACTTGGTTGAACCATTCTTGCGTGATATCCAAGGTCGTAGGGGCATTTACGATTTCAAAGTCGTATGTGATGAAACTAACAATACTCCTGCCGTTATTGATGGTAATGAGTTTAGAGCAGATATCTTTATTAAACCTGCAAGGTCTATTAACTTTATCACACTAACATTCGTTGCAACAAGAACTGGTATCAGTTTTGAAGAGACTGGCGTTTAAGGGATAAATAGGATAAAATAGGAGCAAACAATGGCAACAATTTCAGACTTCAAATCCCGTATGGTAGGAGGCGGTGCAAGAGCGAACCAATTTAGGATTACTCTTACATTTCCTGACTATGTAACAGGCGAGGTTGCGGGTGCCGCGGGACGTGATGCAGAATTTCTCTGTCGCGGTGCCGCATTACCTGGATCAACTATCGGCAATACACCAGTCAACTATAGGGGTCGTGTAGTAAACTTTGGCGGTGAAAGAACTTTCACTCCATGGACTATTACAGTATATAACGATACTTCTTTTGCAATTCGTGACGCATTAGAAATCTGGCAAAATGGTATTAACAACCCAATCACTAATAGAGGTAAAGTTTCACCTTCACAGTATTTGGTTGACCTGCGAGTAGACCATTTAGACAGAAACGATGCTATTCTAAAGTCATATATAATTAAAGATGCATATCCTACTAATATTGGTGAGATTGCACTTGACTTTGGAACAAACGATGCAATTGCAGAGTTTACTTGTGAATTTACTTATCAATTCTTTGAAAGTCTTGGTGGTCGTGGTGGTAATACTACCGCAGATACCACTATTTAAGACTGATATAAGTATTGTATAATATGTTAGAGTGGAGATAAAATGGCAGTCAAACTTTTTGGATTTGAGATAGGTCGTCCCGGAGAGGTTCAGAATAATAAGCAGGACATTATTCTTCCTTCTCCGGACGATGGTCAATCAACTGTAAGCGGTGGTGCTTATGGTATGTATCTCAATCAGGATTATTCAGCAAAGAATGAAGCGGACCTTATTAAAAGGTACCGCGAAATTTCTATGTATCCTGAGTGCGAAGCGGCGATTGATGATATTATTAATGAAGCAATTGTATCTGATGAAGAACAGTCTGTTAATATTGTATTAGATGATGTTTCTTTATCGGATTCAGTTAAGAAAAAAGTTAGAGAAGAGTTTAAACAAATTCTGAAGATGCTTGACTTTAACAAGCGTTCTCATGAGTTGTTTAAGCGTTGGTATGTTGATGGTAGACTTTATTTTCATAAAGTTGTAGATACTAAAAATACAAAAGACGGAATTCAAAAGTTACGAATTATTGATCCACGCTCAATCAAGTATGTTCGCGAAGTTGAGAAAGATGAAGCAAATGTATCGGAAGATAATATTGCACACATTAAACGTGTAAGAGAATATTTCTTATATACAGAAGGTTCTGTTATTGGTAATATAGCACAAATCAAAAAGGCGGCGTCAGTCGCTTTAACAAAAGATAGTGTAACATATGTTCCTTCAGGTTTAACTGATTTAAATAATAATATTGTTTTAGGTTATTTACATAAAGCAATTAAACCTGTTAATCAGTTAAGAATGATGGAAGATGCACTTGTAGTATATCGTATTGCAAGGGCACCTGAGCGTAGAGTATTCTATGTAGATGTTGGCAACTTACCTAAGCAAAAGGCGGAACAGTATCTAAAAGACATTATGAATAACTTTAAAAATAAGTTAGTTTATGATGGAGATACTGGTGAAGTCAAAGATGACCGTAAGTTCATGAACATGTTAGAAGACTTCTGGATGCCACGAAGAGAAGGTGGAAGAGGAACTGAAATCACAACATTAGGTGGTGGTCAGAACCTCGGTGAGATTGAAGATGTTGAGTATTTTAAGAAGAAGATGTTCTTAGCACTTAACGTACCACAGTCTCGTATGCAACCTGAAAGTGGATTTCAGTTAGGTCGAGCAACAGAGATTAATCGCGATGAGTTAAAGTTTACAAAGTTTGTCGGTCGTTTGCGTAAAAAGTTTAATGAATTGTTTCAAGACTTACTACGCACACAGTTAATACTTAAAAATATTTTAACTGAAGAAGACTGGGAAGTTATTAAAGAAGATATTCGTTATAGTTATATCAAAGATAATCAGTTTACAGAACTTAAAAATCAAGAGATATTAAGAGAGCGAATTGCGCTGTTGCGTGATACTACAGAATTTGTTGGTCAATATTACTCTGCATTATGGGTGCGTAAGAATATTCTGATGCAAACAGACGATGATATTGAACAGATAAATAATCAGATAACAGCGGAGGCAGAAGTCGCCGCGCAAAACCAAGACGGTGAAGAACCAGATGATGAAGGAGACTTTTAAATGAGTGATAATAAAATTAATTCAATGATTGGCGATATTCGCGATAAGAATTTAGTAGATGCTGAAGTTAAGTTTCAGTCGGTTATGAATGATAAGGTTGCAATGCAACTTGCTACTGCGAAAGAAACACTTTCGAAGAGTTTATTCAATGACAACGGACAACTTGATATTGATGCATCGACAGAAAACTAGAAGGTAGATACATGTCATTAACACTCACCCATATCAGACAAACTTTAGATTTACAAGAAAAAGTTAAAGTTGGCGCCGGCGAAAAAATTGTAAAGAACGAAAAGATTGGTCGTAAAAAGAATGTTGAATTTACAATCACATCAAAAGGTAATAAGTTCTTTGCTTACTTTGATGGCGAAAAGTATGCGGGTTCATATTCTAATCAAAAAGATGTGGAAAATATTGCAAAAGAATACTTGCAACTTGTGGGTGAAGAGTTAGAAGAAAATCGTGCAAAGCGCGATGCAATGAGAGCAATGGGTCGTAGAAGTGGTAAAGACGCCGCTGATATCGATACTGATGCTACCGATACAGATAGAGAGCAGGCAGATAAGAATGTAATCGTTCAGTTGCGTAAAGTTATTTCTTTGCGTGGTATGAAACCTGTTGAGTTCTCTAATGGAAAGAAAGTCAAATTAAATCCTAAAGATGCAGAAAAAATTCTGCGTATCTATCAAAATCTTAAACCTGCTTCTAAATTGCAGTTACAGACTTATGTTTCTAAGTCTCCTGAAAACTTTAAGAAAGCAGTATCAGAGTTAAAAGAAGAGTTGGATGAAGCACCAAAGATGAAGTATGCTCTTGTTGGAACAGATATGAAAATCTATTCAATGGGCAGTGATGAGCGTGACCTGAGATTGGATCGTAGAAGTCTTGAAAAGCGTTTTAAAGATGTTGCACCACTCAAAATGGCAAGACTTAAAACTGCACAAGCAATTGGTGACAAAGTAGATAAGTCGCAACTAAAAGAAGAAACACTTGATGAGGCATTACCTGCACATCTTGCAAAGTTATTTGATAAAGACGGTAACTTCAAAGACCCTAAGAAGCAGAAAATCTTTGATAGAATGATGGGTGATGGTATTGGTAAAGAGATTGCTCAGAAGATGGGTCGTATTCAGTTTCGTGTAGATGCTGATAGTAGAAATAAAAAAGTAAAAGTCTATGTTGACAGCAACGATGAGACAGATGCACAAAGAGCATTGAAAAATCATCCAGCATATGTGTCTGGAGCATTAAGAGTAATACCAGAAGAAAGCGTAAACGAAGAAAAATTTGCTGGATGGATTGCAATCTATAAGGGCAAGAAACTTGAAATCAAAAAGAGTGAAGCAGAAAGCATATATGGTGCAAAACTCAAAGCAATTAAAGACTTGAAAGTTCCTAAGTCACAACAGGGACTTCTTGCTATTAAACCAGCATATGAAGAATTCGTTGACGCAGACCTTGCTAAACAAGTGCGTGAAGAAGTAGAACTTGAAGAGGGTAAGATGAAGCAATTGCATGACCTTATCTCTCAAGGTAAGTCTGCACAACAAATTGCTAAAATGTTAAAACTAGATGTTAAGACCATTCAAGCATTAATGGATGAGACTATTAATAAGGATTCTATTGTTTCTGAAAAGGTTACACCTTATGTATACAACTCATTTAACGAATTCGTAGTTCACCATGGTGATAAAGAAGAAACCGATACTTCTACCATAAAAGAGCGAGCATTGACTAAATTTGAATTAAAGAAGCGAGAGAAAATCGCTAAAGACTTACCTGATGCTGAATTTAAGAAGCGTTATGGTGATGATTGGATGAATGTTAAGATGGGTACCGCCACCAATATGGCAAAGGGCGAAAGTTAAAACATTATACTGTATAAATATTAGTAAAATAAAAGGGTATTTAAAATGGCAATAGGTCAACAATTTCTAAAGGTTACCAAAACGACTAATGTAGTCAGTGTAACTGGAGGTGCGGGAAACACCACCATCGATATAGATGGTGCTTCATTTCTTGTGACAAGTCAAACTGCCGCTTCACCTACTGTTGGTATCAAGGAAATTATTTGGTCTGGTGACGTAACAGTTGAAAGTGCCGCTACAGGAACAATTAAATTTGACAGTGGTGGTGTTACAGCAGGACACATTATACTTCCTGCTACAGAAGTCACAGATGCCGATGAAGACATCAAAGTAACATTAGGTACTAATAGCGGCACATGCATTTTAGTGCTTAAAAAATTAACAGGTTATGCAGGTATCTAACATGAAACTGATTAGAGAAGAAATTTCAGACGCTAACTTTCTTGTAGAAGAGAAGGGTGGCGCAAAACAATATTTCATTGAGGGCGTATTCATGCAGTCCGACCTCAAGAATAGAAACGGTCGAGTATATCCAAAGTCAGTTATGGAAACTGAAGTCAAAAGATATACTAAAGAAAACATTGACCGTAAACGTGCGTTTGGTGAGTTGGGACATCCTGATGGTCCAACAATCAATCTTGAAAGAGTATCGCATATGATTACAGAACTGAAGATGGATGGTTCTAATGTCATAGGCAAAGCAAAGATTATGGATACTCCATATGGTAAGATTGTTAAGAATTTGATGGATGAAGGCGCTACTTTGGGGGTATCTTCTAGAGGCATGGGTTCGCTTAAAGCGGGTCGTTCAGGTGCCCAAGAAGTGCAAGGTGACTTTTATCTTGCAACCGCCGCCGACATTGTTGCAGACCCATCTGCACCTGATGCTTTCGTAAGTGGCATCATGGAAGGTAAAGAGTGGGTGTGGGATAATGGCATCATCAAAGAAGTGAATATCGAAAGATATAAACAAGAAATTAAGAAAGCATCTATGCGTAAATTAGATGAAGCAAAATTGCAAGCATTCGAAAATTTCTTGTCAAAACTTTAAACAACAATTATAAATAATAGACAAACAAATAGGAGATATCCAAATGTCAGTAGAAGATAAAATTAAGGAACTGTTAGAAGCATCAATTGCTGAAGCGGCACCTAAAGGCGCAGAAGACTTAGGTCCTGCTGTAACTGATCCAGAAACAAAGTCTGGTCCAGACGCCGGTAAGAAACAGAAAAAAGCATCTGCTCCAGGTGGAGAAAAACCACAAGAGAAAATGCAGAAAGTCAAAGAAGACGAAGATGCAGATGAAGATGTAATTGCAGAAGAAGAAGTCACTGAAGGCGAACTTCCTCCTGCCCTCAAGAAAGCAATCGCTAAGAAAAAAGGCGAGAAAGTTGATGAGGAAGAGGACGAAGATGAAGACGAAGATGATGAAGAAATGAAAGAGTCCAAGAAAGTAGTCGCTAAAGAAGAAGACGATGAAGATGAGGACGAAGATGAAGATGAAGACGAAGATGAAGTCGAAGAAATGGCACATGGTAAGAAGAAGTTAAAAGCATCATACAAATCCGAAGATTTGGATATTGCTGATGACATGTCTGCCCTTGCTGAAGCAATTTCACTTGATGAAGATACTCAAGCAAAAGCAAAGACTATCTTTGAAGCGGCAGTTCTTTCTAAAGTTAATGGTGCGGTTGCAGATATCAATGAAACATTTGCTGTTGCATTGGAAGAAGAAGTTGCTAAAATTCAAGAAGATTTGACAGAGAAAGTTGACACTTATCTTTCATATGTTGTTGAGCAGTGGGCATCTGATAATGAACTCGCAGTTGAGCGTGGTCTTAAATCAGAAATCACTGAAGATTTCATCGTTTCATTGAAGAAAGTATTCGAAGAGCATTACATTGATGTTCCAGAAGACAAATATGACGTAATGGCAGAACAGCAATCAAAAATCGAAGCACTTGAGACTAAACTCAATGAGCAAATCCAAAAGAATGCTGAAACTGCAAAAATCGTCAACGAAGCAAAGAAGCAAATTGCTATCGAAAATGCTACTAAAGACTTAACTGACACTCAAAAAGAGAAGTTTGCTGGTCTAGTAGAAAGCGTACAGTTCGACACTGAAGAACAGTACAAAGAAGAATTGGGAACACTCATTGAGAGTTACTTCCCAAAAGTTGCCAAAACTATCGAAGAGGACGCGGTTGCTGTTGAAGAGATTTCTGAATCAGTCAATCTAACCGGAGAGATGAAAGACTATGTTTCTGCAATCTCCAGAACATTTAAGGCAAAGTAATAGTATAAATAATACTGTTACATTTATTAAAAGTAAAAACAAGGAGATATAAAAATGTTTTTAACAGAAAACCTTCAGCAGAAGTGGGGTCCTGTTCTTGAGCATCCTGACATGCCTGCCATTCAGGATTCTTACAAGAAGGCAGTCACAACTGTAATTCTTGAGAACCAAGAAAAAGCAATGAAAGAGGAGCGTGGTATGCTCCATGAAGCGGCACCTGCCAACGCCGCTGGCGCTATGCCAGACAGTGGTGGGGTTGCTAAGTTTGACCCAATCCTGATTTCGCTTGTACGCCGTGCAATGCCTAATCTGATTGCATACGACATCTGTGGTGTTCAACCTATGACTGCTCCAACTGGTCTTATCTTTGCAATGAAGTCTACTTACAGCACCCAAGGTGGTACTGAAGCACTCTTCAACGAAGCAGATACAGACTTTGCTGGTGTTGGTACTCACGCTGGTTCAAACCCAGTTGACGGTACTCACACAACTGGTACCGCCGCCGCAACCAACCTTGGTGAAGCACTTGGCGATGGCGCTGTTGCAATGGGTAACTCTGGTCAGTTTAACGAAATGGCATTCTCAATTGAGAAGACCACCGTTACTGCTAAGACCCGCGCATTGAAAGCAGAATACACACTTGAACTTGCACAAGATTTGAAAGCAGTTCACGGTCTTGACGCTGAAACAGAATTAGCAAACATCTTGTCTGCAGAAATTCTTGCTGAAATCAACCGCGAAGTAGTTCGTACTGTGTACACATCTGCTAAAGCAGGCGCACAAGCAGGCGCAGTAGCAACTGCTGGTACTTTTGACTTAGACGTTGACAGTAACGGTCGTTGGTCAGTTGAGCGTTTCAAGGGACTCTTGTTCCAAATCGAGCGCGATGCTAACACAATCGCACAAGACACTCGCCGTGGTAAGGGTAACTTCATCATCACTTCAAGTGATGTTGCATCTGCTCTGTCAATGGCAGGCGTTCTTGATTACGCACCTGCACTTCAAACTGGTCTCCAGGTTGATGACGCTGGTAACACCTTTGCTGGTGTACTTAACGGTAAGATTAAAGTCTACGTTGATCCATATTCAGCAAACAACTCAGATGCTTCACAGTTCTACTGTGTAGGTTATAAGGGTACTTCAGCATATGATGCTGGTCTGTTCTATTGCCCATACGTTCCGTTACAAATGGTTCGTGCAGTTGGTGAGAATACATTCCAACCTAAGATTGGTTTCAAGACACGCTACGGTATTGTCTCAAATCCATTCACATCTATCAGTGCTGATAGCAACGCTTACTACAGACTTACTAAAGTTACTAACCTTATGTAAGATTGCTGTAAAGCAAAAAACGAGAAAAGGGTCCTTCGGGACCCTTTTTTTTATTATAAATTCATGATAATACTTAGTCAATTTATCACTCTAATCTTATAAGTAATAGTATGCATTTTGCATAAAATTTTATGGAGAAAATTATGTGGACTAAACCAACATATACAGAAATGAGATTTGGATTTGAAGTAACAATGTACATAATGAACAAGTAATACTCAGAGGGGACTAAATGTCCCCTTTTTTAAATGGATAAATAGTAGTATAAACGAATAGGAAAACTACTATGGCATATGACAGCAATGTTAACATTCAGACATGGGTTCAATCAAATCCAGTTCAGCAAAATTTAAACTATCTTGCACCGTCATCATTTGTGTTTACAATGCAAAATCTTCCAACTGTTGCATTTACATGTCAGACGGCAAATATTCCTAATACTACATTAGGAATGTCTACACAATTTACAAGAGTTAAAGATACTCCAGTTCCTGGTGACACATTACAATTTGGTGACTTATTAATTACCTTTCTTGTTGATGAGGATATGGTAAACTATAAAGCACTCTATACATGGATGAGAGCAGTCAGTGGTGACATTGACACAAAAGAGTACACAGATTATATAAACTCTTCTGTGGCGCATCCTGCGGCGTCTAGTAGTACATTAAAACCTATTGCTCCTACTATGACAGACGCTACAATGACAATTACAAATAGTAGCAATAATGCAAACGTAGAGATACGCTTCAAAGATTTATTTCCAACTTCATTGGAAGCACTACAGTTTGATATCACAGACACATCAATGCCATACATCACGGCATCTGCATCATTTTCATTCTCTTGGTTTGATATTGTGAAATTATAACTTTTACCCTTTTTTTGCTTGACAAAAAGGTAGAAGTGTGTCATTATGTATAAAATTATATGTGAGGAATGAATGATAGAACTAGACAAGTTACAACAAATGTGGGCGGCAGATGCTGGATTCGATGACACCGAACTTAGCAAAGAAGCATTAAATGTACCAAATCTACATGCTAAGTATGTTGCAATTTTAAGCACAGTCAAACTCAATCTCAGAAAAGAACAAAGCGATTACGCAAAACTTAGACGCTATAAGTGGCGGTACTATCGTGGAGAACTGTCGGAGAATGAATTAAAAGAACTTGGTTGGGAACAGTACTTGGGTGCAAAACCTCTGAAGAATGAAATGGAAGAACAACTAGAAGGCGACTTTGATTTAATCAAAAAGAAAGACAAAGTTGTATATTATGAAACGGTTGTAAACTTCTTAGAATATGTTGTTCGTAGCATCAACTCGCGTGGGTGGGATATCAAGAATGCAATCGAATGGCACAAGTTTACTAATGGGGTAATGTAATGAACACTGTTGAGTTATTTCCAACAAAAATATACACAGATATGTTTCCTGTTATAACTGCCGATCCTGACTTATGGGTAGATGAGTTAAGAAAAGCACATATTGATTGGCATCGTTATAAAAATGTAGAGAAAGGACCCACAAGTCCATCAAGAATTAATCTTTTAGATACTAAAGATACTGCACTTGATGCATTTAAAGAAAAATATATAAAATACTTTTCTGACTTACATGGGGTTGATTTGATACCTCACACTTTATGGATGAACTTTGCATCAAAGTATGAGCATCATGGTCAACATTGTCATTATAGAATGAAGAAACTTTATAGCATTGTGTGGTACATTAAGCATGATGGAGAAAATGGTAATTTAGTAATTCATAATACGAATCCTCACAAGTTATTACCTTTAGGTCCTGAACCTTTTACGATAATGAATTCATATCAAAATGGTGTTATTGCTATTCCTTCTTGGTTAGAGCATGAGACAGAAGCAAATCTTACTGATAATGAAAGAATTTCAATAGTAATGGATATTGGTTTACCTTTAGATGCACCAATTTCTGATTCCGAAAAACTATTGAATGAAGTATTATGAGGCAGTAACGCAATGAAAGTATATCAATGTGCTATATGCGGTGAACTATATTTTGAAGAGATAGAAGGACCTTTAACACCGGACTATGTTTGTCCTGAGTGTGGTGCATCATATAAGAGTTTTGTAGATATAACAGATGAATATAATTCTAACTAAAGTGAACGAAGTCTTTATGACTGTAGAATGTGAAGATGCTGGTGTTCTTATGGAACTATCAGAGTACTTTACGTTTAAAGTTCCTGGTGCAGAATTTATGCCTACATTTAGAAATAAGATGTGGGATGGTAAAATAAGATTATTCAATATGTGGACAAAGCAATTGTATATTGGATTGATGCATCACTTAGAAGAGTTTTGTCGAACTAGAGAATATAAACTATTGGGTCAGTCTAGTGTAGTTAAAAAAAGTGAAATAACTACAGAAGATGTTGTGAAGGCATTATTGGACTTAAATCTTCCTTTTAATCCTAGAAATTATCAAGTTGATGCTATAAGAGATGGAATAAATGATAAACGATTGATGATGCTATCTCCAACCGGTTCTGGTAAATCATTAATCATTTACGGACTAATTAGACTAGCAACAACTGGACGAGTACTTATAGTTGTTCCTACAACTTCTCTTGTTGAACAGATGTATAAAGACTTCAAAGATTATGGTTTTGATAGTGATGAGAATTGTCATAAAATTTATTCTGGACATGACAAGAACACCGATAAGAGAATAGTAATTACAACTTGGCAGTCTGTATATAAACTACCCAAAGCATGGTTTAAAGACTTCTCAATGGTCATTGGTGATGAGGCGCATCTATTTAAAGCAACATCACTAAAGACGCTCATGGAGAAGTGTGAGAATGCTATGTTGCGCTTTGGAACGACAGGAACACTAGATGACGCGAAAACGCACAAGTTAATGTTAGAAGGATTATTTGGTCAAGTACGCAGATTTACAACATCAAAGCAGTTAATGAAAGATGGACAACTTGCAAAATTAAAAATTAATTGTTTGATGTTAAATTATTCTGATGAGGTAAGAAATTCAACTAAAAAATACTCTTATCAAGAAGAGATGGATTTTCTTGTATCACATGCACCAAGAAATAACTTTATAAAAAATCTCGCTTTGGATCAAACAGGAAATACTCTATTACTATTTCAGTATGTTGAAAAACACGGTAAGATATTATATGAAATGATTAAAGAAAAAGTTGGTGATAGAAAAGTATTTTTTGTCTATGGAGGAGTTAATGCAAATGAAAGAGAAGACATTCGTGCAATCACAGAGAAAGAAACTGATGCAATTATTGTTGCTAGTTATGGCACTTTCAGTACTGGTATTAACATTAGGAACTTACATAACATCATTTTTGCTTCACCATCTAAATCAAAAATTAGAAATCTTCAGTCTATTGGGCGTGGGTTGAGACTAGGGGATAACAAGGCAGAAGCGACATTATATGATATTAGTGATGACTTGAGTAGAGGTGCCCACAAAAACTATACACTGGATCATGCTGTAGAACGTATTAAACAATATAACGAAGAAAAATTTAAATATAAAATTATAAAGGTTAAGATATGAGTGAAGTAGTAAGACTAGTGAAGTTGAAAAATGGCGACACTCTTATAACAAAAATTGATGTAAGTGAGGAGAAAGAATATGCTACGTTAAAAGAACCTGTGTTAATACATAAATGGATGCAACAAGATAGAGAAGGTGGTGGTGCATATGAAAACGCCACGTTCGGACCGTGGGAGTCTTTTTCTGGTAATCAAATATTTCATATTTCAAAAAAAGAAATTTTATGCTTGACATTACCTAGAGAAGATGTTATAATGTACTATAATCGTCTAATTGAAAGACTGAGGGTAGAAACACCGCCTAGCATGATTGATGACTTAGATGAAAATAGTATAGAAAGATTAAAACGATTGAAGAGTATGGTAGATGATTTAAATATTAGCATCGAACCTGGTGACAACACCGAACTACAAGATGAGATAGAAGAATATTTGTATAACGCAAGTAAGATAACAAAACACTAATTGGAGAGATTATGACCAGTGCAAAAAAAATTCCCAAAAAACGGGAACATTATGTTAACAATAAAGATTTTTTAGAAGCATTAATTGAGTATAGAAAAGACTGTGATAAAGCAGAAGCAGATGGAAAACAGAAACCACCAGTAACAAGATACTTGGGTGAATGTTTCTTAAAGATTGCACAGCATTTATCTTATCGTCCTAATTTTATTAATTATACATATAAACACGATATGATTTCGGATGGTATTGAAAACTGTTTAATGTATTTACATAACTTCAATCCAGAAAAATCAAAGAATCCTTTTGCTTATTTTACGCAAATTATCTATTATGCATTCTTGCGTAGAATTCAAAAAGAAAAGAAACAAACTGAACTGAAGCAAAAACTCATTCAGAACATGATGGTCGATGAAACTATGTTCACACAAGATGGTGATGATAGTGCCTATGCAAACCAATACTTAGACTTTCTGCAAGATAATTTTGTTCGACAAGATAGTGAAGAACGTGAGGAAGAATTTGCTGAAGAAAAACCTAAACGCAAACAGCGTTCAGGTGCTTTAGATGAATTTATGGAGGAATAAGTATGAATACAATTGGTATAGTGGGTGCTGGAAATGCAGGTTTATTTGCGGCATTGACTATAAAGAAGTTGCGTCCTGGACTTTCAGTTTATGTTGTCGGTTCTCCTGAAGTTCCAATTGTTGGAGTTGGTGAGAGTTCTACTGAACATTTTGATAACTTTCGCAAAATCCTGGGACTAAACCCAAAAGATATTGTTAAAGAATGTTATGCAACTTTGAAATATGGTGTATATTTTGAGGGTTGGAAAAAAGATTATTCTGACTATTTACACGCTCTAACTAAAACCGAACTTACAATTCATGGTGAACCATACGGGTACTACGGTATCATGGACAACTCAGATGTTCCATTAGAGTTGGCAAATAAATGGATGGTTCCACCAAAAAGTATGGTAGATAGTAGTGGTACTAATTTTCCTAAACAATATCACTTTGATACATTTAAACTCAATCAGTTCCTCATTCGCATGTGTAAACAACTAGGTATTGTTGTGTATGAAGACCACATCGTTGATACTTCATTTGCAGATGATGGTAGATTACTTTCTATTCAGAGTAAAGAAAATGAATATGAAGCAGACCTGTTTGTCGATGCATCAGGATTTCAAAGAATTCTCGCTAAGAAGATTCCTGAGTTTAAATGGCAGTCAATGCAAGATGACATGTTTGTAAATTCAGCGTTTGCATTTCCTTGCCCACACGAAGGTGACAACTATAGATGTTTCACTACTGCCAAAGCAATGAAAAATGGTTGGATGTGGCGCATACCTACATATACGAGAATGGGTAATGGATATGCATATAATGATAACTTTACAACATTCGATGAAGCAGTACAAGAAGTAAAAGAAGTTCTTGGTTTTGAACCTGATGTAAAAAAACAATTTAAGTTTGAAGCAGGATACTACAATAAAACTTGGCATAAGAATGTAGTTCTGATTGGACTATCATCACACTTTTTCGAACCTTTAGAAGCAACTGCAATTGGTGTTGGTTTAGAACAAGCAAAAGCACTAGCAGTTCATTTACCATCTAGAGGATTCTCTAATAATGTGACTGATGGATATAATAGAGAAATTCAGAATATTATGAGAAATATGTTTGAATTTATTAGATTGCATTATGTGAACTGTAGAGAAGATACACCTTTCTGGAAACATGTTGCAGAAAGAAACAAAACACATTTACCAGAAAATATTAAAAAATATATTGACATTGCACAGTATCGTGTGCTACAATACACAGACATTGGAGTGCATACTGACAATAATATATTCTATAACACTTCTTGGAACACAGTTTTATATAGTCTAGACCTTTTACCGAAACAAGTTGCCAGTGACTATTTAAATGGTCTTGGTAATAGAGAAATATTCAAGCATATGTGGGAAAATGGTATTAGTACTTTACCACCTGGCAACTATAAAAAACATAGAGAATTTATTGAGGAAATAGTGAATGAAAATAGCATTGATAACTGACACCCACTTTGGTGCCAGAAATGATAGTGATGTATTTAATGATTACTTTTTTAAATTTTATGATGATGTATTTTTTCCGTATCTAGAAAAGCATAATATTAAGAATTGTATTCATTTAGGTGATATCACAGATAGACGTAAGTTTATTAACTTTAAAACATTACATAAGTTTAGACATGACTTTGTATGGAAACTAGGACGCATGGGTGTTGATACGCATGTCATCATTGGTAACCATGATACATATTATAAGAACACAAACGAAGTGAATAGTATGCATACATTGTTCACTGGATTTGATGGTGAGAATGAACCTTGGATTCACACAGAAACAACTGAAGTTGAGTTTGATGGATGTAAGATGCTTTTTGTTCCTTGGATTTGTGATGATAACCGTGAGCGAACTATGAACAAGATTGAAACAACTGATGCTCAAGTACTAATGGGACACTTAGAAGTAAAAGGTTTCACTATGTACAAAGGATTCACAAACTTTGAACATGGACTTGATAGAAGTATCTTTAAGAAATTTGACTGTGCATTCAGCGGTCACTTTCATCATAAGTCTACACAAGACAATATCACTTATCTAGGTAATCCTTATCAGATGACTTGGTCAGACTACGGTGATCCTAGAGGGTTTCATATCTTTGACACAGAAACAAGAGAGATTGAATTCGTAGAAAATCCTTATTCAATCTTTGCAAAGTTAGAATATAACGATAGAGATAAGTCATATGAGAACTTTGATCCGTCTGATTTTAAAGACAAATATGTAAAGGTGGTAGTAATCAACAAAATTAATGCGAAAGTATTT